CCTCAAGGTTACTTCAGATGCCACAGGTATAGAGTATGTTGATTTGGAAGCTGGATCAGCATCTTTTACCGGCCTGTCAGGTACTCCACCAAGTTTTGCTGGCGGTAGTAATAAATACCTTAAAGTTACTTCTGATGGTACGGGCATTGAGTATACAAGTCTACCTTATGTTCCTAATTATGGAGGCTTAGGTTCTCATACTGGCATACAGGCCATGAGTAACTTTTACACCAATCTTCCAGACAAAATTATAGCAGTAGAAGATGATGGTACTGTAATGACTTGGACTGGAATTTTAGATCTCACATGGATAAAGGGATTTGGAGTAGATTCTAGCAGAGGAGAGTTCAATAAAAACACGGAGATTATTTATGAAAATCGAGATGCAAGTTACTACTTAGGTTTCAGGAATGATTTAGAAGGAACACCAGACACTGATGACCAAGTCGTTTCTGTGGATGCAAATAGAAGTTTGTCTGGATTTATTGCTGCAGGCAAAGCTATTTATCTTGGTAATCCTCCAAATGATGGAGGGGTAGGTTCTCATACTGGCGTAGCTGCAATAAGTAATTTCTATCAATTTTTACCAGACAGAATTAATGTTCCATTAACAAGATCCGCACAACTACAAAATAGATTTTTTACTTTTGAAGGTTTTTTCCATTCTGCTGGAGTAGATAATGCTAAGATACAATATGAATGGAACATAGGTGGGTCAGAAAGATTTAATATTCGTTTTAATAATGACTCCGATGGAACTTTCGAAGAGTATCAAGCTATTAATCCTTCAACCACTACAGTTGTAAATTTTGGCCAAATTCCATCTGCAATAAACAACAAGCCAACACTTAGAGAATTTGTGGAGGCTGGTAAAGCAATTTACCTAGGAGGTTCGTCAAATCAAGCTGGAGGAGGCGGTGGAAGTGCGGCTGATGGAAGTGGTGTTAGTAACTTTACTGGATTACTCGATACGCCAAACTCTCTTGGTTCTGCTGGTCAAATTGTACGCGTCAATGCTGGAGGCACTGCACTAGAGTTTGCTAATCCCGCTGCTGGCGGTGGAGGCGGTGGAGGAGCGGGCTCGTCAACATTTACGGGTCTTTCTGATACTCCAGCTAGTTTGGCGAATGATAAGTATCTAAAAGTTACTAATGACGGAACTGGCATAGAGTTTGTTGACGCGTTGCCCAATCCCACAAATGCGGTATTTTCTAATGGTAAAACATTAATATCAAATGCTAGTAGCAATATATTTAAACAAATAAGACAAGGCTCTAACGTATCTATAGATGAAACTGCAAACGGTTTAACTATTAATTCGATTATACCTGCTACAGCTAATTCTTTTAGAGCATTAACTGACACTCCAGCAGGTTTCTCTGCGGGCAAATTTGTTAAAGTAAATGCTGGAGCTAGCGCTTTAGAATTTTCAGACGTCAATATTGATTCATTAAACATAAAGCAACCTGTAGGAAGCGGTTTTGCAAAAAATTCAATTATTACAAATCAAGATAGTTTTGGGGATAATATACCTGATCATATCTATATGCAAAATGCAGGAGGGACCAATATACAAACATTTAGCTTTGCCCAGTACAGTCAAGGTTCTTATATAGAATATGCACCAGCAAGAGCAACTGATTACGGAAGTCACATAAAATTTAATGACGATTTAGAGGGTAGCCATCAATCAAATGATGGAAGCTTAGATCTTCACAACACAATGAGCTTGTCTGGTTTTATACACTCTGGAAGACATCACCATGAGGCAGCAAGAAATACTGGTGTTTACAATCAAGGATTTAAAGCTGTATTGAGTGCTGGAGCCGCTGAATTTGAAGAAGAACCTGCCTTTGAACCAACTCTTGTAAATGCTGTAGGATTAAATCAAAATTGGACACAGTTAGTATATCCAAAATCCAGTGCAAGGGAAATATCATGGATAGTACCTCAATCTCTCATGGAAAATTATTTAGACGGCACAGTAAAGATAAGCATAGCATGGAATGGATCTATCGGTGGTAATGTGTCATGGGATATTATATTGCAAAGTTATGCACTTGGTGATAATTTAGATAAAAATGTAACTTCTGTTGCAAGGACAGTGGTAGGAACAAGTCCGGGTAGTATTGCAAATGCACTATGCGAAAGTACATTAGAGTTTACTCCCTTGTCTACAGAAATGAAAAAAGGAGAGATGTTTAGAGTGATACTTAAGAGAAATACCTCCGCTGCCGCAGATACTTTGATATCTGATGCAAATGTTTTATTTTTATCCTTAATAGAATTAATTTAGTGTACCTATATATACAATATGAAAATATTTGAAAACAGAAGTTCCGCAATGGCACAATCATTGCAAAATAATGATAACAATGCAGGTCGAGTTGTTCCGGATTATAATAATAATTTTATTGCAGAGTATCCAAACGAATTAAAAATTGGCACTCAGCTTCATGATAAAACAACTCTTGCTCCAATATTTGGAGGACACCATAGTTATTACAGCAATGGAATGGATGCGATGTTGATGCATAACGCTAGAACTATCGCTATGCAATATGTAAGTAGCGATGGGAGCCCATCCAATAATTTTTGGGCTGCTTGGGGTAATGAGACTGCATTAAACTTTGGTAATGGCCAATCTAGAATGGCTGGCAAAACTCACAGTAGAATTTGGCAATCTACATACGAGCCAGATAAAATTTATGTATGTGGTTTATCTTATACATACAATCATGGCTATTCCTATCATTATGTATACTCTGTTTCTCAAAGAAAAATAATTTTACATGCAAGAACTGATCATCTTATAAATAATGTCGAATGGTTTCATGAGACGCCAGATTATATTTATGGAATCCATAATGGTAATTATCAATATGGTGCTTGGCCAAGCTTATGTAGATTAGAAAAAACAAGTCTTATGATCCACAGAACTGCCTATCACCATAGGCATGGTTATATTCAACCATTATATTGGGATAATGACTATGTTTTATATTGGCATAATTTTGCAAATTGGAGCAGTGGAAGAGTAGCGGCAGCTCTAGGTAAAATAAGATGGGACGGAATCCTTTGGACCGGAACTACTTTTTATTGGTCCGATGATTACCCAACAAGCAATCACCAAGCTTATGTGGGCTTACAAATGCACAAAAATGATGGAGGCGCAACAAAAAGTTTTATCTATGGTGGAAATACTATGACTGACGGACTAGCAATGCCCGGAGTTAATACAAGTGATAACTGGAGCTTCCATCAGGCACTGGTTTACAACAATACATTAATGAACACCCATAAGATCATAAGAACTTATATGATTCAAAGAATGACTGGTGGAGACTGGAAAATAATTAGATCTAACATACCATTGCATGACCATGCTACTGCATTTACTGCTGATGCGGGCAATCAGGGAGGTACAGCAATGGGTACTGCTGAGCGTCCTAGATTTGATGCTAGGTTGTGTACTATTACAGGAATAGGTTCCTTGCCTAGCTCGATAACAGACACTGATGTAATTGGTTCAGGCGGAAAATATTATGCTGGAAATACCAGCCATCATTATAAAGCTAATAACTTAACTTTCTTTGAGGCTAATGGAAAAGGTTATTTATTTTGGGATTGTGCAAAAGGAAATAATCATAATAATGGTAGTTGGAACGCTGCACATGTATTTAGAATTAAAAATTATGCAGCATCAATTCAAGCAGCTCCAAATGAAACACAGTCATTAGCGCTTGAATATATTCAAAAAATTGAGTTTGGATATAATTGTTGGGCAATTTATAGACCGGAAGATCATGCTAAAACATTTATAGCAATGTCTAGATCGGGTGGGCAAAACAAAATCTACACCTTCAACACATCAACTCAGCAATTCCAAACATCTAATGCTCTCGTGGGAGAATATAGTGCAATAGGAAATACAGCTGAAGGAGATATTTATGCTGTAGTTCCAGAAAATAACTATAGATGGCAAGTACATTCTCTATCTCTATCTTTACCATATAAACTAGAGGTAACTCCTTCGTCTGAAAGATTAGAATATACGGGAAGTAATTTAACTCCAAATGTAAAGGTTAATGCATTTAATCATGTTGGTGATAGAGTGTCTATCACCGTTAATCTTCAAGTGATAGGTTTAGGCGCTACATTTACTGATGCAGGGGCTACAAATGGAGGAAAAAATATAAGTGTAACCACATCTGCAGGAGCAGATACAACTGTAAATCTACAATTAACAGATCCAAGTTTAGTTAGAATAACGGCGGCAATGTCAATATAATGAATCACTATGTCGCTTTTTGGAAATCCTGTATTTTTAGAAGCTGTTGACATAAGAGCTATACCTTCGGGTACGCCTTTACCTCCAGATCCCGAAACTGCGGTTATTAATGTCCTAGGTTCTGAGGCTGGTATTTCTGGAGTTGAAAATGTATTTGACCCTGCACTCCATTCCGGCATGGCTTTCATTCATGCTCGTACAATCTCAAAACCACAAACTGCAGCAATGATTGATGCGACTACTGATGTTGCATTATTTAGGTCAGGTAGAGCCGATATTTATGACATGATGGGAATAGGCGAAATAAATGCAGTTAATACAGATTACGGAATCAGCACTATTGAGAGAGCTGAAACATTTATACAAATTGGTGCAGATACAAGCTTTAATCGCGTAGAAGATGCTCAAGTATCAGGTTTTGTATGTCCGGGTATGGAATCTACGGGAGTAGGTGGAGCGGGCGGAGGCGGTGGTGGAAAAGTTAAATATGATATAAGATATAAAAGAAATTTAATAAATTTTTAAAATGGATTATTCAGTAATCATAGCTTCAATTATAAGTGCTTTAGCTACTTTAATTAGTGTTTGGATGAGTCGAAAACTAATACATAAAACAAAAGATCCAGTAGTAGAAGATGCGGTTAAAAGTACAAATGTTTATACTGCACTAGATTACACAATGAATGAAATGAAAGCTGATAGAGCTTATGTGTTAGAATTTCATAACGGCAGCCATTATTACTCCGGAAGGGGTCAAAAAAAATTCAGTTGCACACATGAAATTGTAGAAGAAGGTATTAGTCATCAATGCAATCATTCTCAAGAACATAGAGTTTCAAATTATCATGGCTATATAAGTGAATTGATTGAAAAAGAATCTTTTATATATTCAGATTGCAATCAAATTACTGATAAGAATTTTTTAACCTTACTACAAAAATCTGGAACCTGTAGTATAATTAATGTACCAATAAAAACATTAAACGGAAAAATCATAGGAATCCTAGGAGTTGACTATGTTAGAGCTACAAAAATAACGCAAAAAAAAGAAGATTTTTATTTAAAATTTATGAAACAGCAATCAAGAATAATTGCAGGATATTTATCGTAAATTAGATTTTTTTTAAAAAAAAGATAATATATTATATGTTATCTACCTATTGCCAAGAGTGCGGAAGTAAAAATGAATACATTTCTCAGAGGCCAAAATTTTGCTCAAATTGCGGGAGTCCGCTGAGTTCAGAAGCAAAAAAAGAGCTTAAAAAACGAAAAATTATTCCACCCAAAAAGTCTCAATCTACAGAGATTGAAAACGAAGATGAGGAAGGAACGGATGTTTATGAAGTTCCAATTCTTGCCAAACTTGAGTACGAAGTTGAGTACGATAATAATGCTAGAAAAACATTAGGATCTCTTCTACCAGAACCTGAACCTCCTGTAAAAAAGAAAAGAGGTAGACCGCGCAAAACTCCTCAATCAAATGCCAAGAAAAAGAAAAGTTAGATATGAAGACATGTCTGACATCATCAATCAGGAAATTAGAAAAAGAAAAAATAAGTGGTTTCTAGATTCTGTTCCTTGGATTTCTTTTGAGGATGTTGAACAAATTATCAGGGTTCATATATATCAAAAATTTGATCAATGGGATCAAAAAAGAGATTTAAAGCCTTGGATAAATAAAATTATCACAAATCAGTTTAAAAATATTCTTAGGAATTATTATTTAAATTTTGCAAAACCTTGTGCCAGTTGTCCTTTTGATGGATCTGCTACTGCAGAAAATTCTTGCTTATTTACAAAGACAGGGGTTCAAGATTGCACTTGCCCTTTATATAAAAAATGGTCTAAATACAAAAAGAATGCTCACGATGTAAAAATTCCATTAAGATTAGATAGTATGGAGTTTGATCAAGTTAGTGACTCCAATCCATCTCATTTTGAAATAAACAATTGCATAGGTAGAGTAGAAAAAGAACTCAAGAAAGAATTGTCAGATAAATACTATAGTGTTTATGTAATGCTTTTTGTTGATAATAAGACTGAAGATGAAGTAGCAAAAGAGTTAGGATATAAGAGCAATGAGCAAGGTAGAACTGCTGGATATAAACAAATTAAAAATATTAAAAAAATGATAAAAGAAAAAGTTATTAAAATTATAAAAAATAAAGATATAATATATTAATGGAATTAAGCGAAGAACAGAAGCAGTTTATCACAGATAACTTTCACAAGATCCCCGATCTTATAGAGCTTACTCGTGCTGTTTTTAAAGATGGAACAATTGACGGAAGATCTAAGGAGGGTAGGGCAGTAAGAAAATACCTAGCAGATAGTCAAATTAAATACAAAACAACAGAAAAAAAACCTGTAAAACCCGTAGTCCTAAGTGACGAACAAAAACAATTCATACATCAATATTCTGAAGACGGAATGAGTAGTTTTCAAATTGCTCAAGTAATTTTTCCCGGAAAAGATGTAAAAAATTTAGGAGTAGAGCAAAGAACTGTTCATGCATACTTGAAGGCACTTAAAAGACAACAAAGGGAAGAGAGTCGAGAAATTGCATCCTCATACTCACCTCCAGAAAACCTAGAGGAATGCGTAGATTTAGTTAATATATATTCTAGCCAAGATTTAAAACTTGATTCATTAAAAGCAATAGAAAAAAAATCCGTAGAATCATTATACAAATTTTTAAGATCTCCTAGGTTTCACCAAGTCATAAGCAACTATCAAAAACTAGATGACCAAAATTTATTTGAGGCAGAGTTTGTTAGAGCTACTTGGGATAAGCCTGATTTATCTGCAGATGAAATTAATTTGTACATTAATGTTTGCGTTGATTACATAAACTTAAAAAACATTGGAGCACATATAGAAAAATTAAATAGAATGTTTGAGGATGCCGATGAACAGCAAGACATGACTGTCAGGCTCGCAGAATTATTAAAAACAAAAAGCGAAGAGTATAATCAGTGTGAAAAAAGACAAGAGTCTTTAATTAACAGACTCGCAGGAGATAGAGCTAAGCGTGTTGCCATGAGACAGGATAAAAATGCATCAATACTATCTCTAGTTGAATCATTTCAAAATGAAGAAGGAAGAGAGTTAATGGTAAAGATGGCTGAAATGCAAAAGAAAGCTGTTGGCGAAGAAGCTGAGAATTTTGAATCAATGAATGAATGGAAAGCTAGGATACTAGGAATATCTAAAAGTGATGTTATATGAAATCATCAACCTACAAGTGCAAAGTTTGTGGAGAAGAATTTTCTTCGGAAAAGGGGCTACATTTACATCTTAAAAAACATAAGATGGATTTAGCTACTTATTATACAAATTATTTTCCAAGAAAAAACCTTTTAACAGGAGAACCCTTACCTTTCAAAAATAAATCTGATTACTTTTCAAAAGATTTTTCCACAAGAAGGCAATTACTAAAATGGTGCAAGCAGGCTGATGAAGTAGATGCTAGAAATTATGCATTAAAAAAACTTAAAGAAAGAATTAAAGATAAAAAATTAAAAAGAGGGCCAAATCATTTAGAATTAAAAATTGCAGGGCTGCCAGATTTAGAGATATACAAAAAACTGTTTGGCTCTTATTCAAAGGCATGCAAGCAAGCTGGAGTAAAACCTTTATTTTTTAAAAAATTAAATAAGAGTTTATTTAAGCAAAGCTATAAAGATTTAAAAATTTTTGTAGATACGAGAGAACAACAGCCATTAAATTTTAAAAATTCAAGTGAACTTAAATTAGATTTTGGAGATTATACTGCAGCTGGCGAAGACTATTCCTATACATATGTAGATAGAAAAGCAGAACAAGATTTTAAAGGTACAATGAGTGGTGGATTTGAAAGATTTAAAAGAGAGCTTGAAAGAGCAAGGGAGTTTAAATCTTTTTTGTTTGTGGTAGTAGAAAGTGACTTAAATAAAATATATAAGAATAATAAATTTGGCCCACATAGATCTAATTTAAATTTTATATATCACAATATGAGAGTATTAACTCATGAGTTTAACGATTGTTGTCAATTTGTTTTTACGGGTAGTAGGGAAAACTCAGAAAAAATTATACCTAAAATATTAAAAATGGGGAAAAGTATTTGGGGGGTTGATCTCCAATATTACATTGATACAGATGGCTTGGATTGAAGGTAATCAAAAAAGAAAAAAGAAATCCAACATCAATCAAGAGATATTGGAAATTAAAGGGTTTCTTGAAGAAGAGAAAGCAAAAGTTAAATTGTATGAATTTCTAAGAGAGAATATAACATTTACTACAAATTTAGTTTCAGGAGTGGACTTGTTTCCTTTTCAGCATATGGCAATTAAGGCAATGTTCGAAACTGATTATTTTATGGGAGTCTGGTCTCGTGGTATGTCAAAATCTTTTACCACGGGAATATATGCGTATCTTGATGCTATTCTAAATCAAGGTGTTGAAATTGGTATTCTGGCAGCATCATTTAGACAGTCAAAACAAATTTTTAAAAAAATTGAAGACATAGCATCTAAGCCAGAAGCTAAAATGTTAACAGATTGTATTACAAAAAAATCTAAAAGTAATGATGAATGGTTAATGGAAATAGGTAGAAGCAGAATAAGGGCTCTACCTCTTGGCGATGGATCTAAGCTTCGTGGTTTCAGGTTTCATAGAATTATTATTGATGAGTTTTTATTGATGCCTGAAAGGATTTATAATGAGGTTATAGTACCCTTCCTTTCTGTTGTAGAGAATCCCACCGAAAGAGAAGACTTGTGGAATCTTGAAACAAAAATGATCGAAAAGGGAGAAATGAAAGAAGAGGATCGGTATGTATGGCCGAACAATAAATTAATCATGCTCTCTTCTGCTAGTTACAAATTTGAATATATGTATAAACTTTATAGTCAATTTAGTAGTTTAATTATGTCTGGAGAAAAAGAACAAGACGATGCTACAAGATGCATTATGCAGTTTTCTTATGATTGTGCTCCAAAAAGATTATACGATCAAAATTTGATCAATCAAGCTAAGGCAACAATGAGTCAATCTCAGTTTGAGAGAGAATTTGGAGCTTTGTTTACCGATGATAGTTCTGGTTATTTTAAAACTTCAAGAATGGCAGCTTGTACTGTAGTCGATGGAGACGACCCGCATGTTGAAGTAAAAGGTAATCCAGAGGATGAATATATTTTGGCATTTGATCCTTCTTGGTCTGAAAGTGAAAGTAGTGACGACTTTGCGATGCAAGTTTTAAAGTATAATAAAGAAAATGGATCTTCTACTTTAGTTCACTCTTATGCAATGTCGGGAACCCCACTGAAAGAGCACATTTTTTATTTTAAATATTTAATAGATAATTTTAATATTATATGCATGGTCGGGGATTACAATGGAGGGGTTCAATTTATAAATGCAGTAAACGAAAGTCACTTGTTTAAATCTTCTGGCAAAAAAATACAAACAATCGAAGCTGACTTAGACAAGATAGAAAGTTATAGAGAGAACTTAAGAGACTTAAGAAGGCAATATGATAAAAAACAAAACAAGATTTTAATTTTAAGAAAGCCAACCTCTGGATGGATAAGAAGAGCCAACGAATTATTGCAGGCAAACTTTGACCACAAAAAATTGTGGTTTGGAGCAAGAGCTGTAGACGATGCATACAATAAGCAAAGGCAGAAAAAGATTCCAATTAAAAAATTAAATTTCTTAAGAATTTCAGACGATGAAGCAAAGCAAAGTAGTGCAGCAAAAATGATAGATTTTATAGAGCATCAATATGATATGATAAACATGACTAAAAATCAATGCGCATTAATACAAATCACAACATCACCCCAAGGAACACAAACATTTGACCTTCCCGTGGAGTTAAAGAGGCAGACTGGGCCAGATAAGGCGAGAAAAGATTCTTACTCTGCATTAGTTCTTGGAAGTTGGGGGTGTAAGACTTTTTTTGACATGATGAACGAGCCACAAGAGGATGTTCACCAAACTTTTCAACCAATGTTTATAAGTTAACTTTTAACTTTTGTAGACTTTTAATGTAACTTTGTGTAATATCTATCGTGAAAGAAAAAAGAAAATACGAAAAAAGATCTGAATATTGGGATCAATTTAAAAAGAATGACAAGCCAATAGGTGATGTTATGAATTTTCATATTGAAGCAAGCGACACTACCCCAACGACTGCAGGGCAGCCAATATACACAGAAACATCTTTTGGTAGCAGAAGGTCAGCCTACTCAGGAACAAATGGATCTAGGAAAAATCAAGCTCATAGTTTAGCTAAGGCAAACAAATATACAAATATAAGAAACGGCTTGCTTCCTTTCGAGTATTCCAGAGACGGAACAAATGTAAGAGATGCTATTGAACTTTGTCAAAAGGCATATGCAAATGTTTCTATTTTCAGAAATGCTGTTGACATTATGGCAGAGTTTTCAAATTCCAATATATATCTAGAGGGAGATAATGAAAAGTCTAAGAAGTTTATAGAGAAATGGTTTGAAAAAATTGGGCTATGGAAATTGAAAGATCAATACTTTAGGGAATACTATAGGTCTGGAAATATTTTTCTATACAGAATTGATGGAAAATTTTCTATAGAAGATTTCACTAGGTTAAATTATGTATATGGATCAGGTTCGCTTAAGCCCGGAGAACTTCCTATAAAATATACTTTACTCAATCCTTACGATATTGTTATTGAAACAGCTACTTCTTTTGATAGTGGAGTTTACAAAAAAGTGCTTTCAGATTACGAATTAGAAAGGTTGAGAAATCCTAAAACAGATGAGGATAAGCAAATATTAAAAGCTCTTCCTGCAGAGACTAGAAAAAAAATAAAACAGGGATCTTTTAATAGAGATGGATTATCAATGGAGTTAGATCCAGATAGATTACTATATTCTTTTTATAAAAAACAAGATTACGAACCTTTTGCTATTCCGTTTGGCTTTCCAGTGCTTGATGATATAAACTGGAAAATGGAGCTTAAGAAAATAGATCAAGCTATAGTCAGGACTGTTGAGAATGTAATACTGTTAATCACAATGGGTACTGAGCCTGACAAGGGAGGTATTAATCCTCATAACTTAAAGGCGATGCAAGAACTTTTTAAAAATGAAAGTGTTGGCAGGGCATTAGTCGCTGATTATACAACTAAAGCTGAGTTTGTAATACCTGACTTAAAAAAAGTTATAGGGACTGAAAAATATGCTATTGTAAATGAAGATATTAGAGAAGGTTTGCAGAATGTTATTGTGGGGAATGAAAAATTTGCAAACACTCAAATAAAAGCAGAAATATTTTTAGAAAGATTGAAAGAGTCCAGAAATGCATTTCTCAATGACTTCTTACAACCTCAAATAAAAATGGTCTGCAAAAACATGGGTCTAAAAAGTTACCCAACTGCAAAGTTTGAAGAAATTGACATTAAAGATGAAGTTCAATTTCAAAGAGTTATAACTAGATTGCTAGAAATTGGAATACTTACACCTGAGCAAGGAATAGAGTCAATGAAGAGTGGGCTTTATCCAAGTACTAAAAATTTAGATCAAGCACAAAATGATTACATAGAAAAAAGAGAGCAAGGAATGTATAATCCTTTGGTTGGTGGAATACCTATGATTCAGAGTCCTGAGTCAGAGGCTAATATAGAATTACAAGAGGAGCAAGTTGAAATACAAAAGAAAACTGCCGAGCAAAATATAAAAAACCAAAAAATTCAAAATAATAAACCTCAACAAAATCAAACCCCTAAAGCATCGGGTAGACCTAATGGGACAACTAAAATCCCAGTGCAAGCCTCAAAAGATTATGCAACAAAAAATATTCAACAGGTAATATATGCAATAGAAGATTTACAATCTTATGCTGAAGATAATTTTAAAAAACATAAAAATATTAAAAACTTAAATGAACAACAAAAGGATTTAGTTATTAATTTATGTGAATCAGTTGTTTGTGCCAAAGAAAAAACCCAATGGAAAAGATCTTTACTAAGTTGCATTAAAAACTTTGATAAAATACCCGAATTAATTTCAATGGAACCAATATTAGAAATAGGGGCAAAAAATGATCTAGCAGATTATCCTTCCGCAATTTTATATCATAGTAAAAAAATATAAAAAATTGTGTACTTATATAAGTATGGATAATAAATATAAATACAAAGCAACATTTTCAGGAGAAATATTTGCATCTGGGAAAATAGATTCTCCAGAATTAAATATATCAAAAGCTTCTTTAGATGGACTTAAAGACTTGTTACCTGACGATGTCAATCTGGAAGAAAATATAGATTTGATCGCTGTAGCCTTTAATGCAGCTTTAGTTAATAAGTTTAATAAAAACGGAGATGGGATTAGTTCTGAAACTGCCGTAAAAGTAATAGATCAATTTAAGCATAAGCCAACAAACATAGAGCACAATAGAGAAAAGGTTGTTGGTCATATAGTAACTTCATCATTTTCAAGTTTAGAAAGTGGAGAAATTATTTCAAACGAAGAAGCATTACAATACAAAAAACCTTTCAACATTTCATTGGGGTCTCTTGTTTATAAAGCAGTAAATAAAGAATTTGCAAAACTTGTAGAAAATTCAGTAGATCCAGAAAGTGAATTATATCATAAAGTTTCAGCAAGCTGGGAAATAGGTTTCAATGATTATGTTTTAGCAGTAGGTTCTAATAACCTTGAAGAAGCTGAAATCATTTCAGACCCAGATCAAATTGAGGAATATAAACATTTCTTAAAAGCTTTTGATGGTGATGGAAAATTTAAAGACGGCAGAAGCATTTATAGATTAATTGTTGGAGACATACTTCCCTTAGGTATAGGCTTTACAGCAAATCCAGCCGCCGAAGTAAAAGGTTTAATTACAAAAAATTCAAACAAAAAAACAGAGGATGTGGTAGAAGAAGAAATGCATGATAAGAAAAAAAATGAAAAAAATATTTCACAAATACAAAAAACAACTGTAAATAACAGAAAACATACTATTATGGAAAATCAAGACATTCTAAACGATTTGGTGTCGGCTCTCAAAGACAAAGCCTCCGAAGGCAAGTTCTCTGAAGAAGCTGTAGCTACGGTCAGCAAGATCATTAAGGAAGCTATTCTCGAAAAGAACGATTCTTTTGTTCAAGAAAAAGAACAGTTAACTAATGAAAAAGAAAAGCTGGTTAAAGCAAATGAAGAGCAAGCAAAGCAGGCGGAAGCCATGCAAGAGCAACTTAATGAAGCTCTTGAGAAGGTATCTGCATTAGAACAAGCTCAAGCAGAGCGCAACGCAATTGATACATTTGACTCAAGAATGTCTGTTATCGAGTCAGAGTATGAGTTGAATGATGAGACTCGAACTGTTGTTGCTAGAGAACTTAAATTGGTTGAGGCTTCAGAAGAAGCTTTTGCTCAATACCAAGAAAGGATCTCTGTTATCTTGAAACATCAAAATAAACAATTTATTGAAGAGCAACAAAAAGCTTTTGACGAAAAACTCGCTGAAGCAGTTGAAAAAAGGATTCAAGAATTAAATAGCACAGAAGCTTCCGATGAAGAAGTTGTTGAAGAGGCTATTGAAAAAGTTGAATCTGAAGAAGAAGTTGTTGCTAATAACAATGGAGAATCTTCTGAAGAAGAGTTATCCATGAGAGATAAGTTCAAAAAAGCTTTCTCTGAAGACAATTTAACCATTAAATACTAAAATAAGGATAAAATAAAATGGCACTTAGACTATTACCATATCGTGATTACGACGAACATGAAGTCGTAAATTTCTTCTCGCTTGCCGGCGCTGAATCAGACTTCGTTCGTCTTGATTCAAACCCCACCTCAAAGGGTGATGCTGGTGTGTTCGTTAAAGTCAGCAATGGATCTCTTGGTCCTGCAGGAAAAGATCCAATGGATGTAACTACCGATACTTACGGAAGCTACCTTGGAAAAAAAGATTACCCTCATGTAGGTCGTAATACTTATCCTCAGAACCCATTGACAGTTGATGTTGTAGACGCTGTAACCGATCCTTGCTTGGGTGTTACTTTAAGGCAGACAGCAACTCATGACGAAAACGGTGAAAAACTTCAATACAACCCAATCAAGAAGGATGAGCTTTATGCAGTTCTTCCGGGTGAAACAGTTCCCGTTTTAAGTCGTGGAATGGTTACTTTAACCGATTCTGCTATTGTTGGAGATCCTGCTCCCGGACATAGGTTAGTTCCTCATTCAGCAGGTAGGGCTAGTGGTAGCGCAGCTGGTGTAGACGGATCAGCTGGAACTACTATTGGTACTGTTCTTGCATCTGGATTCAGAGATGACGCTCAAGCTTTTGGACATACTGGAAACAATACATTTAAGGGTAAAAACTCTTATGGTAACTTTGGTTTCATGTCTGGCAAGTATTACGTAGTCAAACTAGACTGTGCATAATCTTTTAAATTAAGGAGAAAACTTAAGAAATGAAAATTACTATTAAAAGAACCGAAGAGCAAGTAGAATTGCTCAAAGCAATGGCCTCAAAAAATCGTGACGTTGCTTATGAAGCTCAAATGGCATTGGCCGAATTTATCGGACCTGTACTTGCCAAAGTTATCAATCAAGCTCCTACGCTGAGTAACTTGTTTAGTCAGTTTCAGTTTAATGCAGACGAAAGTCCTACTATTCCTCTGGATCTTTACTATGACATCACAGACGAGGATTACATCCAAGTTTGGAGTCAAACAGTAGCTGGTGGACTTCCAAGCAACACTGCAACACCCACACAAAGCGAAATGAAGTTTACTACATATCGCCTTGATAGTGCTGTTGATTTTGACAAACGTTATGCTCAGCGCATGCGTCTTGATGTAGTTAGCAAAACTTTCACTCGTCTCGCTCAAGAAGTTCTTCTTAAGCAAGAAAGAAATTCTGCTGCTCTTGTTTTTGGTGCTCTTGCAGAAGCTGGTACTAGAGGTCATCCTCATATTATTGGTTCTGATACTGCTGGTCGCCTTAACCTAAATGATTTCAATCGTCTTATGACTCGCTCAAAGAGGATCGATACTTCTTGGGCAGGTGGAACACCTGAGGGAGGTTTCTCTTCTGGAGTTACTGATTTGATTGTTTCTCCTGAGGTTGTACAATCTCTTCGTGAAATTGCTTACAATCCAGTTAATACCCGTCAAGCAAGCTCTGGAACAACATCTATTCCTGCTACTGACTCCATGAGAGATTCAGTTTACCAAAATGCTGGTATTCCTGAGTTCTATGGTATCAACATTCTTGAAATTCAAGAAATGGGTAAAGGTCAGCGTTTCAATAAGATCTTTGAAACTCAAGCTGGTTCCAATCATATGTCTCTCCCCGGAAGCACATATGGAGCTTTCGCTGATGCAAGTAATGAAATTATTCTTGGTCTTAACAAGAGTAAAGAGTCACTTCTCAGAGCTGTTGCTACTGATTCTGAAACAGGTTCCGAAATGAGCTTGTTGGCAGATGACCAATACTCTGTTCGCCAGAACAAGATTGGCTACTATGGATCTCTTGAAGAAGGTCGTATGATTCTTGACGACAGAGCCCTCTACGGTATCACTGTATAAGATTTTTTCTTATTATCACATTCGCAAAAAATCCACCTTTATGGTGGATTTTTTGTTTATAAACGTTATAATATGTGTACTAACCTTTAAACAAATATTATTATGCCAAGAAAGAAAAACACAAATACTAAGAAACCGGCTGCAAAACGTAAGACTAAAACTGAAAAAGAAATGCAATATGCTGATGGCAAAAATCACGATTTACAGAAAGCCAAAGATATTGAAGATTTAATATCTGTTAATAGAAAAGATCCTTTTAGAACTTTAGATGGAAGTGATTTTGAGGAAAGTTTGTCTTCTATGAGTTTTAGTGATATGCAAGAATTTGCCGTATCTGCAGGAATTTTTCCTTCAGGTACTAAAACAACACTTAAAAACAAAATCTTAAAAGAGTATAGGGCAAAAGCTACAGGAGCAAAAAGATCTGGACAGGTAACAAAACCTTCAATAGATCCTAAATCTCAGCAAGCAAAAGACCTTTTAAGATTACTTAATGAATAATGAATCAATTGGGTGAACTGGGGTATTCTACATGGGATACAGAGTTTGGAGATCACTCAAATGCTTTGGAGAGAAAGCAGCAAGCATTAATTATATCTGGATATTATGAAGCTAATTTAGGTCAATTAAATATTCTTTTAAATTCTAATTATTCTTTGGTAGAGGGCAATGTAACTCCTGCCATGCAATATGAGGAAAAAGCTATATTTAATCAACTTTACTTAAAAGACTATTATAAAAAACAATCTAGAAATATATTAAGAAGTGCTTCAAATATAAACCAAAGTTTAACGCAAGCCGCACCACAAGAAACTTCATCTTTAACGGACTGGACAACTTTACAAGAAGGTGATACAGTAATTAGAAGAAGTGTTGCAACCCCAGCTAGCAAAAACGAAACAGCTAGAATAATGTCTGCAGCAGCTAATCAAGCAGATGAAATATTGCACAAAATGATACATTCATATAACATGTATGGATCTGTTCCTTTGCAGGTTATAGGTACAGAAGGATCTTCTCAAATGCCCACTATAGTAGGCACTGGCGAAGCTACAGGATATTAAAACTCTTTTTGTTCTCTTTCGTAGTCTTGATATTTTTGCATTAAATCTTGAACCCCTCTGTAGAGGTCATTCATTTTAAAATGCTCTTCTTGCCCAAAGTCTACTTCTTCAGTTGAGTTAAACATTTCTACCATTTGAAAAACTGCATCAACGACCCATGGGCTTTCTTTTACAACTTGATCAAAGTCTTCTTCTGAAAAATTTGAGCTAAGCCCTCCCAAGTTCATTTTTGCAAACATTCCCTTTTGAAAACTTGTATATAATTTATGTAATTCAGGATTATCTTCCTCTTTTATTTCTTTAGCAGTAAAAACTACTTCTTTCAAAAATCTTATTTTTTGTTCTCTATCCATACTAATATTAATTTACCAGCTAGATAATTCAACTCTGCCCCATTTATTTGTCCCAGTGCAAACATAAAAATATTGATCATCAAAAGCTATTTGACCAAAAACTCCAGTATTGGTAGAGCTTGTTGGTGGGTCTCCACCCAAGGTAATTCTTCCACTGACAGCAAGTCTTCCGCTAATTTCTAAATTAGAATTTATAAAAGACCCCGTTCCATCTACAGCAAAAAGTACATTATCATCACTTCTTCCAACATTTAGTTCTCCGGATATATGACTGTCGCCAGTTACATTTAAATTGCCAGAAAGAATTTGTTGCCCCGTTGGTAAAAAATTTGTCTTACCACTAACTAAAGATAGATCTATATTAACAGAATCTAAATTTCCAGATACCGTAGAAAGATTAGAAGAAACAGTATTGACGTCACCTGATACCGTAGAAAGATTAGAAGAAACAGTATTGACGTCACCTGATACTCCAGATAAATCAGTACCAACATTAGAAACTTCACTTGTTACATTGGTTATATTAACAATAGTGGTGTCTGTGTCTTGCCTTATTACTTTCGTAACATTACTAACGGACTGCTCTAAATCAAAGCTTAAAACCTCACCTGACCCAACAAAATCAAAGGGTACTAATTTATAATTATATATATTACCAGATGTATAATATCCAGATTGAAAACCAGTGCCTATAGTGCCTGTATATAAATTGCCAGTAGTAGCAACAACAGTATCTTCTGGAGCAGGTACATTAATAACCTTTTCACCTAAAGAAACAGATTGATATAAATAACTAGAATTTAAAGGGTAAGACTCAACACTTTCTTTAAGACCTGACAGAAGTTGATCTGAGCCTGTTTCAGAAGGCTCGAAGCTGAAACTTTTTTTCTGATATAATTTAAATCCAGAAATGTTTCTTTTACTAGTTGAAATAGTTGGTGATAAAACTACTTGGTCATATTTTGGAGTATAATATAAATTATTTTCATTTTTAAGATGATCAATAACGGGTGCATATGAAATACCTGTTAAGTATACTGTATCAAAAATATTACCAGTATTTGAATTAGAGGCCAAAGAAACCTCAATTGATCTCTGTCTTGAGCTTGGAATCGATAGCGATAAAGAATTATCTCCGGTTTTATACTGAGTAACTCCATCATACGAAATTAAAAATGTTAAATAATCTTCAAAATTTTGTAAATTACAATCCCATGAAAAATCAAAATCCTGCCTATTGATATCTTGAAATTCTATACCCGTAGCTTTTATTATCTGTGGGTACAGTGAAGATATAACCAAGCTTCCACTATCTAAGGGTTTTAAGTTGCCACTCTTATATAATAAACAGTCAACATTAAACTCATTCTCTTTTCCGCTTCTAGAGCCAGTAATATCAAAGTCGTAAACGATATCTTCATTGAAAGATCCGCTAAAATATTGATTGGATGCAACATTTTCTCCGCTATATATTGATAAATCTAAATGATATCCAGAATAAGATTCTAAATTAGAATAACAATTTATTTTAGCATATTGATTTCCTGAAAATAATAAAAAATTTTGATTTGTAATTTTGTATATACTTTCAACTTCTGTATCTATTGAGTAGATTCCATAGTCGCCAGAGTCATAAAAATGATTGCCTGATTCAAATCTAGTATATGGAATAATTTTTACATATCTTGATGTATTTAAAGGAATAGAAAAGCTAAATTCAGTTCCAGTAGAAAATATGCTATCACTTAATGTACTTAGGGAAGAGTCTTCGTAAAGAAATACATGGTTGCCCGTGGTGGCCCTAGAAAAAGAGGGAAACAGTGAAAGCTTGCCACTACCTGAAATAATCTCTTTAGTTGATTGTAGGTCTATGACAGAAGTTTTTTCATTATTAATTTTTAAAACCCCTGTTGACAAACCACTATAAAAATCTAAACTAAATAAATTAAGATAAAAAGATGTATCATTTCCCGTATAATTATGATTTATTGAATTTGAAGAAATGTCATTTAATAAAAACTGATAACCTTGAGAATCACTAAAGTATCCAGTAATTTTTTGAGCAAAAGGCTCGTCAATAAATTCTTGAAAATTATCAATTAAATTACCACTTCTTGGAGATATTAAATCATATTTTATATTTACAGTATCATCGTTTATTGAGCCTGTTGAGAATAACCCTCCACTCTGTGCTATTGATGTCATTTCCCAGCTAACTCCCCTATAAGCAATGTTTAGGTTGTCTGTGCCGTTAATCCTAATGGAAGCTATTGTGCCAGTAGAGCTAGTAAACCTAACTCTATCAACTTCATAAAGTTGACCTGAGTTTACTTTGCTAGTTGTAGTTAGTCCAATTATTCTTGGCTTTGGGTCACTAAAGTTAAAATCTATACCATCATTGGGTGAGTCGGGTAATTCGTAAGATGCATCAGCTTCATAAATGTTTCCTGTATATAAAGTTGAATCCAGAGAAGTGTTATTAACTTCAATACCTGTAAAATAAAAAGAATTACCGCTAGTAGTGTTAAAGTTTTCAGGAAAAAAGAAAGTTGAATTTGAATATAATCCTGTTGGTGAATATATTTTATGGCCTCTAAATTTTTGATAACCAAAAACTTCAGCTCTACCAGAATTTCCTTCAGCAAAGCCAGTAAAAGATAGAGAGTTGATGGTATTTGGCTCAATGAAACTTTGAGAAACTTGTTCTTCGTCTCTATATATTTCTACTTTATAACCGCTAAAAGAACTGTCAATAGTCCAGTTTAAATCTAAAACCCCTGTTTCTGGCAAATTCATTAACTAATTACTATATTGTGTCCCGTGTATTTTCTAGCCTCAAAGTTCTCTCCAGTAGAAGCAGAGCTTTTATCTATAGCATCAAATTTCTCATCGTGATACTCGATTGCACTTATTGTAAATTTAAGACCGTCTTGCTCTGTAATTGTTTTTACCTTGAAGTCACTAGGTTTTATAATTTCTGAACCCATATTGTTTTCTTTTACCATCCATGCATACCCAGATTTGATAGAAGAATCTAAATCGCTTGATAAATTTAAAATGAAACCACTACTAGAAGATATGGTATATTCAGCAAATTGAGCTTTTCTGTAGTCAGCAATTTCGCTAGAATCTGATATTGCATCATTACTTAAATCTGTAGACTGAATTGGTCTTTGTATTAGTATTGATGATGTTGAGCCAAGAGCGCTTACAGGTATGTCTAATTCTAGACTATTAGAATCTATAACTCTTACTATTCTTCCACCAGAATGTTTAGAAACTCTTTTATTGTCCATAACCTTTATTATATCTCCGGGTCTAAGGTAAGCTGCTTCTAGTCCAGCAGTAAAAGTTACAATTTCTTTTTCTGTTTGATAAGTAAGGATTTTATGCCAAGCAAGTCTGTGGGCTTCTCCTCTTCTGGTTATACCAGCAGCACTAATGCTAAGTTTTGAATAACCAAGATCTTTAATTCCCTCAAAGTCTTCAACATATTCAGTTTTCTTTCTGTAATTATCTTTTTCATCCAAGTAATCAACTGCACAGGCTGTATATCTTGTAGTAGCTTCTGTAGTAGAGTATGCAAAACCTGCTTCTGATATATTAGAATCATTAAAAAGCATAACCTCTGTCGAAGGAGCATCTTGAGTTATGAAAACTTCTCCAGCGCTCCAATGTAAATCTGAATTATAATTATCTAGCAGTTTATTAACTAGCTCATATGCATTTTGCTCAGTATCTATGTAAAGGTTGCACGTGTGTCTTTTTTCTTTTTCGGTAGAGTTTCCTACAGCGACATCAACCAGCTCATCGCACCTTTGTGCAAATTTGTAAAAGCTCCACTTATCAACACTTTCAGGATTAATTCCATATTTACCAGCTCCAAATGTTTTATCGGTGATTAAATCATATATAATCCATGCTGGATTATTTGTCCAGAAAAAACCTATCTCTGAACTATTGTTGGAACCTCCTGCCCCAAGATATGCATGTTGTTTAAACTTTCCATCCCAAACTCCGTTATACATAGCATCTAAGTGAGGATCTGTAGCTTCAATTAAATCCATACTAACCTCTGGGTTATAATTAGATGGAATTTTAACTTTTTTAAGTTTTAGTAAATATTCTTTATTTGGAATGTTAGAGAAATCTTTAGAGTTAGTTCTTGTTGCAATTAAAGATGTATGAGGGTAGCTAAAAACCCCTTCGACAACTTCTGTAACTGATTTTAGATTAGCAGACATGTTATATCTAGCCTCTTTCTCTCCACCAACAACAGGGTCCATTTCTCTGGTTACTCTAAAGATTCTTATAATTCTATTTTGATTATCTCCTACGGGTTCTGGCAGATCATCAATAATAATATCTCTAACATATTTAGATGTAGCTATACCATTTACTTGTATCATTTTTCTTGTTATGGTTGATTGCCCTTCCAAGAAATATTCAACTACAAACTCTACTCTTGCGGGCCAGTATTCGCCACTATTTTCAATCTTATTACCAACTTTTATGCACAAAAATTTCATTGTGCTACATTTTACTTTTTCACCTAAAATATGACCTAATGCCATTCCAGCTAAACCAAGAGCGGTTGTGATAAAAAACGATGCTACCTTTGCTCCAACCTTTAACAAATTCCAAGGACTCATTCCGATTTGTTTTTGTGGTGATGTAGGTCCAGACATACAGCCAGACCAAGTTCCCGGAGCTGTAACTCCTATGTCGGGAAATAAATTACTAAATATTTCATTAAGCAACATTTCCCCTAATTTTTGACCTATAAAAAATCCTATAGCGCCAAAAAGAGCGGGAGCAAAATTTACATAAACTGTTTCAGAGTCTCCTTCATATATGTAAAACAGCTTTTCAACTTCAATAGAAAGTATAACCGCAGAAACATTTCTATTTTTAATATCGTAACTATAAAAATAATCTTTCTGCCCTTGGTTCCTTGGGCCATATAAAAAATAATTAACATCTTTAGTCTGAAGGGGAACTCTATACTCTTCTTTTAAAATTTTATTAACTAATTGGTTTTGTGCGGTTGCTGGTGCTTTATCAAAAGATATCAATTTTTTCTGTGCTACATCACTACCATTATGAATGTTACCAGTTTTGAGATCTATATCAAATTTACTAAAATTAAATCTGCCAAATTTATCTCTTATAGGTACATCATCAAGGTAGACACAACTAGCCCAAGAGTAACTGTCAACTGGATTTTGCACGGTTGTTGCGGTATTTACTTTTGTGGGCTTAGGCATTCTTACTGGAACAACAGAATCGCTTGTTCCATATCCAGATCCATTGGAGGTTAGGGTTATAGATGATATAGCATTATCGACCACAACAACAGAAAAAGTTGGAGGATCATAAGCAGGCACTGTTGCACCACTAGAGACAGCTTCATTAAACTTTACATCAAATCTATCATTCAATGTAAATCCTGAACCATTGCTAGTAATAATAATATTTGTTACTTTACCTTTATCGTTGCCTGAACTTAATACATTTCCAGTCATCACTAAATCTGACTTAGCTTGACCAACTACATTGCTGTCAAGAACCCTACTGGTTGACCAGTGGTTTGCTGGACTCATAAAAGCATCATTCTCTGCATCTCTTATCCAAAAAGCGTGATTACCTAATTGATTACTTGTGCCGGGACTTAAGTGACTTAGAGATTCTATAGTAATAGGTAACCCGTTACCCATTTCATCATCAAAAGCCATTCCGCAATCAATTACAGATATTCTATTAACTTCACCCTTGCTTGTAATTGAAACCACTCCTTTAAAAGTGTATGCAAATACTTCATCAGCTATAGTGTCATTAACACTACAATTAAACATTTTGGCTACAGCAAGTTTTCTTTTTGCTGGAGTATCTAGCGATGTGGGTCTACCATATACAATAAATCTAGTATTTTTATTACCATAGTTGGGTCTATATCCCGACCCTTTATTTGCAATATCAAATCTTTGAATATCATCTCCACTATTGGGAGATATGCCAAACGTTCTTTCTTTTACAAAAGTTAAGGATATACTAGTGCCGTTTGATAAAATTGTTTTATATCTAAAATCTGTATCATTTCCAGCATTATTAATATTGTAACCTTTTATTCTTCCAGTGTAAATAGTTTTGCTAGCAGCACTTCCTATTACGCTTTCTAAACCGTCTCTCCTGTAATCTGTCTTAGCTTTAAATGCGTCATCAGTGCTAGTGTTTATAGATATTGTTTCAGATACTAGTGTAGTTTTTATCGGATCATAATTTTCTTCTGTTAGTGGATTGATAGCAATGTCTGCATCTACATCAACAGTAGTATTTGAACTAAACCCAGCCCCTTGCCAAGTGGCATTCATTTTATAAGTATCTCCTTTAGGTGCAGCATAATGACAGGGACTATGTTGAGTTGCAGTAACATCATAACTGCCACCTCTAGTCATGAAGTTAAAATAACTTCCCGCAAATTGATTCCACATCGGATCTGCTCCAGATAATTTAGATAATGTTTTTGCTGTATTCTGTTGGGTGGTAAATAATAATTCTTTTAGCGGAATCCTTGAGTCATCAGTTTGAAGGATAACTCCTAAATCTTGATAATCAATTTGAGCTGTCATGTTATTCATTCCAGCATTAATTTTAGTTTTTAATTGACTAAATATAGGGAATAATTGATTGTTTGCAAGAGATTCTGAATGTGGCCAAATTTGAGTTCTAGCATTATTTGGATTAGTTCTATATTCATCAGGGTCTCGTGTTACTATCTTTTGATCTATAACCGGGTTATCTGGAACTCTAATTAAGTGAGCGCTTTGAATTTTACCCTCACTATTAACTCTGCCAACAGCCTCTATTAGAGTTGGGCAAACATGTATATAGTAATTAATTGGTTGATCTGGCCCATTCCAGACTTCCCTATAAAGTCTAACTACATAAACTTGTATTCTAGGAAATGTATTTGGCTTGTAAAATCCTTTTTTATTGTTAGTGAAATCTAATTCATTTGATCCATCTTTGTAAATATGCAAACCGGCAAATGTATTTCTACCCCCAACACAAGCAGTTGCATTAAAATTAGTTCTAAAAGTAGATCCAGCTCCCACACCATGAAAAATCCATTGTGTAGCTGTTGAAAATCTAGCGCTGCTATTATGCGTAACAAGGTGAGTATACAATAAGCTTCTAAAGGTTGCGTTAGTTACAATTAATGTTGAAAGTTTGGTTGTAGTAGGTAAGCTTCCGCTTCCGCACGAACCCCAAGTAACCAAGTTGCCGGGGTTGTAGGTGACTCCACTTCCACATTGACGACTGTTATTGATTCCACCGCAACTGCTAGGTTTCGCACTACTTCCGCCTGTTCCATTAACGAAAGATCCAAGTGTAATTCCAGTTTCAAAACAATTTAAAATTTGAGATACTGTTCCAGTGAATGTGATAGTGCCAGTAGTTGGGCTGCTCTTTGAGCAGTATCCCTTTTGCCACTGAAGAATTACAAAAGTTATAGTAGCACTTAAGTTTATTTGACCAGCAAAAGAATCGGGTACAATTCTAGCTACTTGAGTAGGGGCTGCCCCTATGTTAGAAGTTTCATCATTTGCAGTATAAGGGGCGAGCGGATTGGGTCCTCCATTTTCTTGCGAAACCTGAAACGGTTTATACAGGTCGGCAGAATATGAGTTCATGTACTGGGTAGCTTTTATAATTGAAACAATATTTTTATGAGAAGCATTGGCAAAATCAGCGAACTCCGCCCTGCATCTTCTTCTGTCAGTATCTATTAGTGTGGCACTTGGACCTTGGTCTGATGTTATAGTGCTTCCGTCAGGAAGTATTCCGCTTCCTAGCGTTGCTTGTGAATTAGCTGGTGATATGGTTGCTCGAACGGTTCCTTGATTAGTTGCATATCCGTTGCCCATGCTAAAGTCTTTTTTTACAATATTTAAATTATCTTCACCGATTTGATATGTTTCTAACTCTCCCTTGTTATCAATATAGTTTTTAATTTTTACCCCAACAGAGCCGGGTCCAATATATGACTCAAAAGCATTAAACCACGACTCTCCATTATCACTAATAAAATCGATACTGCCATCAGATGGATCATATTCGTATATGGAGCCATAAAAATTATCATCTTTAGCAGTCATTGCTGGACCATTAAAGCTAGGTATAGTTGCTGGAGAACTATCAACTGGAGGGTCAACTTCTATCATGTCGGCAATGCTTTTAGTGCCTCCCTCATACACATTACCAACTTCATAGCCTTTTCCGGCCTGACTAATTGCCAAGGTATTACCTCCATTGAAATTAATACCTCCTATACCATTAAATGTCAAGGGCTTAACAGATGCTCTCCTATTAAAAGCAGCTGAGCTAATCCCTCCTGCAACAGGCTCTGGTAGAACTTGCTGCCCGTGATACTCATTACCTGTAACGGGTAGAGCTAAACCAGCGATAGGTCCTTCACATAATAGTTCTACTGATCTGTGGAGAGATATAGATTCAAGTTTACCTTTACCCCTAGTAGACCATTCACCCCTGCTACCCACAGTATTGTAGGGTGTTAAGTTAGTCCAGTTACCTTGTTTTCCGTATGTATTATTTGTACTGTTAAATGTTGCTGAAGCAATTCTAACTGTTGGGTTAGTAGAATCATTTGGCCTAAAAGAATACTCGTAAGGCTCTGAGTTTTTAGATAAAGCACTGGGTTTAGAAGGCATGACGGCAGATTGGGAATCTGCAAAACCTATATCTCCTCCTTTTGATTCTCTGTTGCCGGGAGTAATTATTTCTGTAGCCTGACTAAAACCTCCACCATGAGTGGCATCATTAGAAGAAGAGTTTACTCTGGCATTACCTAAGCGTTCTTGAGGAACCTGAGCCCCATCAGATCCAATTCTAACAACCCTTCTAGTGTCATCGCTTATATTATAATCAGATCTTTCCTGATAATCTTCATCAATCGCAGTGGACTCTAAGTTTTGGAGGTATCCAAAATTATATACATCTAAATTAGTTAATGCTTCTTGATATATCTGAGTGGACTTCCAGTCAAAATCATAATTTCTTACAGAAGAAGATACTGTTTTAGTTCCAATTCTCAACTGTCCGTAACCAGCTGGTATAGCAGCTCCTTGTTCAACTAAATTTTTATTTTGATTGTATATGTAAGAATTGGTAGAAACTCTTTCGTATTTTTTAAGCCCTGACTTCTTTTTTTTGTTAAGCTTATTCATTAGCCACTGCATGGCAAACCCCTGACCAAATCCAGCAAGCATACCACCAACTCCAGCTAAATTACCTTGAGGTTGAACTAAGAAATCTAGGGTTAAGTCTTTAAGTTTAGGTAGATCTTCTGGGAATACAACTTTATCCAGATCCGGACTATACATGTAAAATTCAGTACCATTTTTTAATGAATTTAATATATATTTAAGGAAGCCCGGTTTTATACAGTCCAAACATCTAGCTATATTATCATGCTCTGTAATTGACAAAGAAACCTCTTTACCAAAAAGTTTTTGCATTTCTCCGTAAAATTTAATTTTCATAAGTCCTTATACCTATATATTTTATACACTTTTTTCCTCATTTGTTCAGTTAAATAAACTTCTTGAGACAATTGATCATTGGGTTGATGTATTACTTTATTTAATTTATTTAATACCCCTAAATGAAATGGCCTGTTTTTATGCATATTAAAAACTAAGACATCGCCCGCCTTAGACGGTTCTTTAATTTCTTTAAAATTATTATTTAATATTTTTATTAAATCACGATTAGAATTATTATGTCTTCGTCTAGCCCAATTATTAATTACTTTGCATAATTTTATATTTAATTCAATATCAAAAAAATCTTTAACAAGGGTTACACAATCTTGAAACTCTGGCAAAAAGGGTCTACCAAGAAGCTTTAATGGCCTGTATGACTCTGGGTAAAGTAAACTAAATTTTTTATTTTCAATTGAATATATATAATAAGGAATCGAAATTTTTTCGCAAGTCATCATATCTTTTTTGCTTGCAATTTCTGATCCTTTAGGGTGGCTATGAAAAATGGATAAAATTTCTTTTGAATTAAATTCTGCAAATATTTTTTTATCTATTAAAAAAGAATTAAATTTATTAGGGCTTATGTTTTCTACTGGCTCATATTTTATTTTATTTAAGTCGCAGTAAATAATTCCACAAGATTCTTCCTGTGGATTTTTATTAACATGTTTTAATATATGTTTTTTAAAAGTCAAACTTTTCTGTCCCCGGAAATCCCCCAAAAGGCAAGCCATGATTAAATTCATGAACACTATTAAACCTTTTTCTGCATCCATCTATCGACCTAGAACACTCGTCCTCTACCCATTTTTCTTTATCGGATAAAGGGCTTTCAGTTGTAGTTCCTTTGCACACATAATATTTTTTAGGATATAACTCTTCTCCACCGCCATCATCTTTGTTAATTAAATAAACATAATCACCAGCATTATATGTAGTGCCTTCTACATATTGATTCCTATTGTTAGTAGCGGTAAGGTTATTATCTTTTTTATCTGCAACTGGGCCTCCTTCATATCCGCATCCAATTTTAGACCTATAGCACCACCTGCATGCATTATATATTACATCTCTGGCTGGTATATTAGCCACCTCTAAATCTAAAGGTGTAGATAATTCAAATTCAACAGTGCTAGAGTTTTCGATGGTTTTTTTGTTAAAAACATATTCTTCCTCTGGAAAACTAGATCTATCTGTACTGTGAGGATTTCTATTATTAGGAAAGTTTGTGTCGTCTAAAAATTTTACAAAAGTTCTTAACCTAGTAAACCTATAGCCTAAAAAGTTATCAAAATATTCTAACTTTAAAGACATGAAACCATCTGTATTATCAAAAGCTATTTTTGGTCTAGGTGGCTTGGATTCGTCATAAGCGAAACCATCAACCCTAACTGGAAAATAATGATAAGTTATTCCATTAAATACAATACTTTCTTGATAGCCATTTTCTCCCCCATGAAACCTATAAAAATTTTGAGAATTTGTTTTGTTACTAAGATCAATAGAATATAATGAAATTAAAGTAGAAGCCTCTAATTCAAAAATTTCTTTATGTATATTAGTTTCCATATGTTATATTAAATTAATAAGGAACACATTCAATAAAAGTTGCTGATATTGAATTATTGTTTTTATAAGAAATAGTGTGAGACCATTCAGGACAAACAAATGTCGAGAAAGTGTTCCTGTGTGGTGATGTAAAGTTAGATGTAGACAAATCGTTGCCATAATTTTGAGGAGCATGAAAAGCAAACTTTTGATACCCAAGATGACTTTCAAGAAATAAAAGTATTCTTTTTGCCTCCTCGTCAGTCCTTTCTTTAAACTCTAACCTTAAATTACTTAAATTTGCATTAAAACCATAAGAACTAAATCTTTTGTAAATTTCAGAAATATTGCTTTGCTTATATTTAGGAGAGTGTTCTATAGAAAATGAATAACTTGGGGAATGATCAAACATTCTATAATTTACTTCAGTTATTCCATTGCTATTTTGTTCTTTTATTATTGGTTTAAATGGGTATTCATAAACACCTTCAGAGCTTTCTAGAAAAATTGAACTTCTAGTTCCTGTTCTTATCGCAAAACTATTTCCATTAAATCCAAACCTAGCAAATACATTATCAGAATATGCGCCAGCATTACTTACAGTTGCATTTGTGCTTGGGTACATAGTTTGATATGAACCTGAAGCAAAAATGGGCTTTCCCTTAACTATTGCAGTAGAAGTGTTGTAGCTGTTGTAATCAGTTGGTATGTCAAAATTAAAATAAGTGCTTTGCTCGCTGTCACTCGCTCCTATTACAGGATTGGATAATGCGCCATGAAAAATTCTAGGATCAAAATATGTCTTGGGCTCGACACTATTTAGTATAGAAGGATAAGCACATTCAAAAGTAGCACTAAGCTCATTTGAATTAAAGTAACTTTTAGTGTGATTAAATTTGCTACAAAAATATTTCAAAGTTGTTTTGTATGGACTAAAAATACCACCTTGAAAATCAAATGGAATTATTTTTTTATTATCAAAATGACCTGCACTGTTATAGTTTTGCAGATTGTTGTAGTATTTGCTTTGCAAAAAACTAATAGCATAATCGATTTCATCATCTGTTAGTTCCGTAAACCGTAGCTGCGCAGACATGTTTAATGAATTTATACCTTTTGGCATTCGACTCATATGGTAATCACCCATAGTGAAATCATTTAAAATCGAAGAAAAATTAACTGTAGAGCCATAACTTGGATCTAAGTTAAAAGAGGAGCCACTATCTATTTTTTTTGAGTCCATTATCTTAATAGCTGTTTTACTGAGATACTACCATTTAAGTATCCATCGCTTGACACTGAAAGAGATTGATCGTCCACCACTCCACTACAATTAAACACATGCATTAATCCGTGAGAGTTATCTTCAAAATTTTCGTAACTTAAATCTTTAAGAAAAACACTTAAGTTAGCTCTTTTATCTCTAGGAGAGTCTGTAAAAATACTTGGATCTAAATTATTACCAGCTACAGACATTTCAATTTTAGTTGATTTTTTTGATACTCTAGTTGGGGTTGAGTTACCTATTGTTATTCTGGGAACTCTCTCTACTTGTATTGAGTAATTACAAGAAATCGCATGATCCATTCCTAGACTACTTGTTCCAATAATTTCAGAAGTTTCTCCGTGTGGTAAAGATTTTTGACTATATAAGTCATCAGAATAATATGTTGATGTTATATTAGAATCTTTTTCTAGAGGCCCAAAAACATCAAAAGAGACTGATGCACTAATAATACCATTTGGGCTAATGGAAAAATTAAAATTTTTAAGGTAAGCATTAGAAAATTTAAAATCACCAAAGTGTCCAGTTACTTGCTCTTCATTTATTGGTGGATATTGAGCTGGATGAGTAATTCCAGTGATGTTAAAAAAGTTTTGAAGATTGCCTGTTTCAGGATAAAAGGTTGCACTTAAGGTTCCCATGGCTGGACCATTTGTTGCATAATCATATATTGGCTCAAAATATCCACTTTGAGCCTCGCCTTCAGATAAATTCCAACCGCCACTTTCAGACCTAAGTCTTGCAAGATAATCGTAGCCGCTAGGAAAAACATCATGATCAAAAAATAAATGTTTTCCATTGGGAAAGGTTACTTTCGTATCTTTGGGTATTTTAAATATAGATGTAGCAAGAGGCTTAGGGGGTCCATTAGTTGGGCCAAAACATGCGATGTGTGTTGATCCGTTTGTAAAAGAAGGACTAGCATATGGATAGCTTGATGCCGATCCATTACCAAAAGTACATATCCTGATTTTATTGTCATCAACATATCTTTTTGGAACTAGATCTTGACTAACTGACAAAGATGCATTTGATGCAAAAATAAAGTTAGATTCTTTACTATTACCTATTGCAAGAGGTACATCTTCATATGCTATAAATTTCATTTCTTATTAATATAAGTTTTGTAATTTAATTGAACTTTAATAACTCCATCTGCACTAGAACTAAAAGATTGATTTAGCAATCTTGCTTTTTTTAATGTAAATGTTTCTATATTGTTATCGTTTATAGGGTTAGCAAAAGATATTGTTATGTCTTGTTGCTTTGGTTTAATTAAATACTCTCTCATTCTAGTAATTTGAAAGTCATCAATTTCTAAAGAAAAGCTAGCTTGTTGAACTAAAGGAGTTTTTCTGTCAACTTGAACTGGATACGGCGAGCCAATTTTATAAACAGGAGATCTATCTACTCTGAGGGAATAACTAAAGTCCGTTATTCTATTACTTTTATAACCACTTGCATTTAAAGATATAGAGCCTTGGTTGGGTATTTGTATATCTGGATGAGAGTTTGATCCAGAAGAATCTATACCAGAACCTATATTGCCATAAACTGAGATGCCAGCACTTGCCGTAGGTATACTTCCAATTGAACAATTAATAGAATAATCTGTTAAATATCCAGACTCAAAACCAAAACTTTTATTATCATAATTAATACTTCCACTAAGAGGATTGTCTCCAGTATAATTCAATATAGGCTCTTGACCTATATAATATTTTGATATAGAAAATCTACCTACCATAGGGCCTGTTCTATCTGGAAAGGTATAACCCTTCCCGATGATATTGATTGGAGATTCACTAATTGAGTATTCCCCGCCAACAGCAGTTACTCCAGATAATTGAACTCCTGACAAATAAAATTGATGCTCGTAATTCGCTATTGCATTTTTAGTTGCCACGAAGCATTCCTCCTACCCTTTGCTCTTCCGCTATAACTTGGAGAACAGCAGCCTTTAATTTTCCTGCCATTGCCGTTTGACCTTCTGTGGCATTACCTTCTACCGATGTAGCTCCAGAGTCTGAAGAGCTAGAGCCTACATTTATGTTTACCGTAACATTATTATTAGAGTTGTTTTCAGTATTAGAACTAGAGACATTAGATGAATTTGAGTTTTGATTCGACACTAAACCTCCTTCAGCAAAACCTCCAGACTTATTCAGTCGATCAAGCATGCCGGGATACTCTCTCTCCATTTTTTGCACACTTCTAGATCTAATAACAAATTCTCCCTCATCAAGCATAAGGGGTCCAACTCTATCGATTCCAGCAGGACCAGTAACAGATCCGCCTTCACTATAGCCTTTTATATTTCCATAATTATTGACTGTTCCACCCAGAAAGTATTTCATGGCTTTTGCTTGAGGAGTGATAGCATCGTTATAAATTCTATTTAAATTTTGCTCAACTTGTTTGTTGATGGTCGTCTGATTCATTGCGGTACTATTGGTTACAGAACCGCCTGAGGCATATTTTAAATCTTCTAGCGCTCTATAATAGGGAGAACTAGAATCTGTATTTAGAGACATTGGTATGTGTGAACCAAAATTTTGAGACCAAGCTTTATTTTCTGCCATTGAATAATTTTTATCAATAGCAGCCATTGAGGTTAAGCCTTTTCCTGCTTGCTGAGCTTCAACTCCAGATTTTGCTCTTGCAATATTGTAATTAGTTGCCCAAAGCTCCGAACTGCTAGGAGAGGTTTTAGCTTTAAAATTATCTGCAAACCCCGGTCTACCTGACGCGGTATAACTACTCCACCACTCAGCTGCATCTTTTCCGCTAAGTTTTGATCCAGTTTTATCATTTTGTACTGCCCAGTCTGACATGTGTTGAGCGGCTGGAGATTGAGTTTTTCCATCGCCAGCCATAAAGTCTACTCTTCTTCCTCCTTCAGTTGCATAAACATTTCCAGTTTTATCTCTATGTATTTTTACTACTTCTCCTGATGGACCTTTGCCGACATTCATTCCACTACCATTCATTTTAGCTCCATTGTATCTATTTTGTATACTATTACCAATAGAACTTCCTATTGCAGCACCCGCTAAACTTGCAAGGCTATTTGCTATCTGCCCTATATATTTAGCTCTATCTGCAACTTTTTTGTTTTGTTTTTGAACATTGTATTCGTATTTATCCAATAAGTATTTTGCATAATCTTGACTAGTGGTATCCATTTTTCTAAACCTACTACTTAGTCTAGGATCTCTAATATCCAAATCTAATGTGCTAGAAGTATTAAGTTTATTCATTTTTGGAGGCTCTGGTGGACCTGCACCGGGAGCTTGTTTTTTTCTACCCATATATGCACCAAGGGCAGTACCTCCCATCATACCCACTCCATAACCTATATCATTCCAATTCTGATCTTTAGTTCTTTGTCTTGATATATTTTGGACTCCGCCGCCATAATTATAATGACCAACAACTCCGCCAGAAAAAAGTTTTTCAATGGTTTTGCTTGTAGAATTTGAAACAGACCCACCTTCCTTGAAGTTGTTATTAATCTCCTTTAGTCTCTCCTCTATCCTTTCTGTTCCATTTGAGTCCTCTGAGGGAGAGTTTGCGGAAAGCATACCTCCACCCACTAGAGGCGCAGAGAGTGTTTGCATTGGGGAATTAGAAGGAGAGCCGAAAGATTGCATATCTCCACCAAGAATATCGAAAGTTTCAGAGTTTGGTTTTTCAAATAAATCCTCTAAACTTTCGCCTCGATTCATTCTTTCTAATGCTTGCCTGCCAATACTATCAACAGCTTTTTTTCTAACTACATATTCGCCTGCTGTGAGCATGGCTGGAACATCACTTTTTGTTCTGCCTCCACTATTAAAATTAGTAACCATTCCACCTGTGTGAAATTTATTCATTCCCATCATGTCGAACAAACCAGCAGTCATTCTATCTGCCGCTTGATCAAACATTTTGTCTTGTATTTTACCAGCTATGCTGGCTGCCATTTTTAAAAATGCATCTCCGGCACTCATTGTCCCTTCGGATAAATCCTTAAGGAGACCCTTGAATCCATCTTTAACTCCATCAAATGCAGTTTCAGCTAAAGTTTCAGAAAATCTAGCAGCCCGTTCTGTAGCTTCAGCAATTTTAACATTAATCGTGTCCCAGAATAAAGTGTTTCGACCAGCTTCTATATTAAATTCTTTTAGATTTTTAGCTAAATCTACATTAGCTTCATTACTCTTTAAAGTATTGCCTGACATGCCATAACTGTCTCTTCTTGCTTGAGATTCTAAAACTTTATCCTCTGCAGCAGTTAGGGCTTGCCTTCTGTCTGTCCCAGCTTGTATTCCGAAAAAGTTCTTGTCTTTTCTGGCCTTTAAGGTGTCTTCTGAATTTTGAGCATCTCTTTCAAGTTGCTCTATTTCATTATCAACTCTTGCTTCAACAGCTCTTAATAAAGATTTCCTGACAACACTTTCTTCTTCAGATAGTTTACTGCTTTCGTTTAAGGTTCTTAAAATGTCTGTTTCTAGTTTTAACTGCTCTGTTTCTAGATCCATTGAAGTAAGTTTATTTGCAACACTTTCTTCAAGAAGTTGCCTTTCTTCTTTAGCTTTCTGCAAGGATAAGTTATCTTCTGCAATTCTATTTTCAATAATTGATCTAGTTTCTTTTATGCCTACAGTATCAGAAGCTTGACCATCTGTAGGTTTTTTTCTTTCATTTAACTGTTCTCTAAGTCGAATTGTTTCCGCCTGATTTAGTGCTGTTTGTTCTTCGAGATCAGCAACTATTTTTTCTCTTAACTCTTGAATCTTAACATTAGTTTTTAATTCGTTTAATAGTATTTTAGCTTTACTGCTTGATACATCGGATTCACTTCTCTCTAGAGAAAGTTGCATTGCAGCCTCCTGCCTCATAGACTCTTGATTTGAAAGCATGTCGTAATTCTGGTCTATTTGATTTCTTTTAGTTTTTACAGTTTCTTCAATAGCCAGTCTTTCAAGATCACTTCCTTTTAAAACTCCAAGTTCGGTTTTGATGCCATCTCTTCTAAGTTGAGATATTACATCTAATTGAGCTATTGATTTTATTCTTGAAGATTGCTCGTTCTGTAAAGTATCTTTTATTCCAGAAATAAACTTGGTATATTCTACTTCATCGGCACTGCCTTGAATTATAAGATTAACCCTATCTGTAAGTGCTTGATCAACATTTTTATTATTTTGAAGGATTGATCTTATTATTCCTGCAGACTGATTTTCCATCTTTGCTTGATCCATGGAGGAAATCGCTGCTTTTTGTGCTTCAGCAGTTCTAGTTCTTTGTAAAAGAGACATTTTTACACCTTCCTCAGTTACGGCCATAGCGGCTTCTTTTGCAGAAGTTTCAGCCTGAATTGTAGCTAGTCTCAAATTACCAATTGCCTCGATAGAACTCATGCTCTCTAGGCGACCTTTACTTTCTTCAATAATTTGTCTTTGTTGAGCCTCTTCTAGTTCTAATTTTTTTGCACCCAAAGCCCTAAGCTGCTCTTGTAGTTTTACTTGTGCTGGACCAGCTTCAATAAGAGAATCTGGAAGAGAAGTTTTTAAGTCTATCAACTGTTTGCTAATCTCATCAATTTCTTCATTGACCAGAATTTGCTTTCTGGAGACAGAGGTGCTTCCGGGAGTTCCAGTATCTCCACGTCCCATTCTTACGCCCCTGTTCATCTGAGCTAAAAATTCCAGTATACTTCCTCTACTTTGACTATCTTGCTCGTTATATCTTTGCGCTGTTAGGCTATTGGAAACACGGTTCTGCATTGAAGTTGCAAATCTACCTCCCATTCTTGCATTATCAAAAGTTTGCCCTAGTACTACAGCTTCTGCAGATCTTCTATCTCCAAATTTATCAGTTTGCACTCTAGATAGTTGCTCTGTAGTCATGTTTTCTAGCTCGCTAGTAGACCTTTCCACCGAAGAGTATTTATTAATTACCTGTATTAAAGACTTTCTGAACTCTTGGTCAGTTTTTTGCATGTTTGCTTCTCCCGCAAAAATAGCAGACATTTCTTTTGCTAATTGCATTTGATCAGCTGTCATATTTTTTAAGGCGGTATCCATTTTTATATTACCAACTTGAGTGTCTGCTGTCTCTCTGATGTTTGCAGTTTGTTGAGTTACTGTTTCTATGTTTCTTAATTTATCATTAAGTACATCAGCTTGCATAGTTAGAATGTTTCCGTCTTGATCTCTTAAGTTTCGGTAAAATTGTCTAAAATCTTCAAAACCTTCTTTTGCACTAATTGCACCTTCATTTAGAGCTTTATTTACTTTTTTAATTTTATCAGCCAAATCTTTTAGTTGATCGTCTGCAACATCCCCATTAAATAATTGTTGAATCTGGCGGGTGTCAGAAGTAAGACTTACGGCATCTACGTTTGCTCTTCTGATTTCAGAGTCTGCGTTTTGCTGAACTGATTGAATTTGAACATCGCCAGCTTGTTCATTTAGAGCTCTTTGCGATGCTACATTCATTTTGTTTAGAATACTTAACCTAGCATTCATCAAACTCAACTCTTTCTTTAACATATTATCTCTATGTTTAAATTCAGCATTTTGAAGAGTAATTGCATGTTGTAAGTTTTTATTAAATTCCTTTCTCCTCATTGTGGAGGCTTTGATCTCTTTTTCCTCTTCTTTAGCCGCTTGAAATTCTTTTCTAACTTGTTCGGCTCTATCTTTAAGGACTTTATTCATTTGGTCCCTAGTATAACCTTCGTCTTGCATTTCTAGCATAAGTGCATTCATTGAGGTAGCAAGGCTCTTGGCACTTTCTTGAGAAATTTTATCCAGAGAAGGATCTTCTGCTACTGTTCTTAGTTTATTCTCAAAAGCTTTTAGAGATTCATCTGCATCACTACCTTCTAAAGTATCCATTAATGCATCAAAACTTTTAGTATCTAAGTCTAATCTGCCAGCTTGCTCTCCAAATATTTTTGCAGTAGTTTTTGTTTGGTTCTTAACATCATCACCCATTCCAAGTATATCACTATCACCCAGCCAAAGGTCAAGTCCTTTTGTTGAAGCTTCTTCAAAGCCTTCTAACTGTTTTTTGATAAATGCATCTGTGTCCAATAAATTACTCTGCCTTTGAACTTCGTCTCGTGTTGCAGTTCCAGATTGTATTCTTTCATTTAATTTTAAAATTTCATTATCTAAATCACTTCTTTCATCACTGTCCTTGCCTTCAATCCTATCAACAACATCTTCTGAGGCGTCAGCAAATTCATTCATTGCTTCAGCCGCTCTTCTTTGAGCTTTTATTAAATCGTTTGTTAACTTATTTATTTCAAGCATGTCCTTAGAAGAAATCTCTGCATCATTTTTTGCATACATATCTTCTAATTTAGATTCTATACTATCAATTTCGTCAAAAGCAGCCATAGATTCAGCGGCTTTTTCAGTTGCTTCTTGCAATTCTTCCAGTGAATTGGTATATTGATTTGACATTCCAACAGCCTCCATTAGGCTTTGGGCATAGGAACCTATATTAATATCAAATGCACTAAGTATTCCGGCTACCGCCTGAAAACCAGTAATGACCCAACCTATTGGATTGCTAAGACGTCCAAATAAAGATCCTACTTTAGCTACAGTACCCACTACTTGGCCTAGCATCCTACCTCCCTTCATAACTGTTTTTATGGTATTACCCATGCCTCTGGCCATTCCAGCAATTCTACCAAAGGCTCCCGGCAGTTTGCCAGCCCTTGGAGTGCGAGTCGCTAAAGACTTACCTTTAGAATCTTTTAGTACTGGCCCAGAAGTTACGGCTGGATTTACCGTAGCAGTTGTAGCCAAGGGTCCAACGGGTTGAGATAATCCGGGAGTAGTCGCTCCACCTTGCATACCTGCTACAGCAGAACAGGCCGCAGAAACATTCTTTTCAATACATTGAGATTGTTTTTCTAGCGCGTCTGATCCCGCATCAGCCATATCTGATATTTTACTTTGAGTTTCTGCTATTTTCTTAGCTGCACCACCGTCTTCACCCATTCCCGCTTTAGCTTTTTTCCAGACATCAGAAAAACTGCCCCCTTCTGCTGTTCCTTGTTTCATGGCATCGCCAAATCGACCAAGTTCTTCTCCAGCTTTTCTCATCCTCCCTGCTATAGGTCCTAATGCACTCCAAACTAAAGCTGTATTCGCTATAGTTTGTATAATGTCATTGAAAGTTCCCATGAAATTCATACCCGTTTCTTCGAATATTCCTTGCATTGCATATGTGGCTGTAGTTAATCCAAACAGACTCATTTGCATTTTTTCCATACTTTGAGCGGTTCTTTCGTAGGCGGTGCCATCTACGACAGCTTGCCCTCCCCCCTCATAGTTTGGAATAAAACCTTTAGCTGCACCATATTGCTGGGGGTCTCTTCCTTCCAATTTAGCTCTCCTAATTCCCTGCTTTATACCTCCGGGCTCATCTCTTAAATTAGTAACTGCTAACCCAAGAGGGTTTTGTTCATTTTCTAAACTCTTATCTTTTTCTATTCTTATTTGGGATTTAGGAATACCAGCTTGTCTTTCTCTGTTTATTGCTTCTTTTAGTGCGTCAGATTTAGCGAAATTTGGAATAAGGCCAAAAGATGCAGCAATTCTACCTTCGTATGTTGGGTCTGAGTATTTAGCAAAAGACCTACCGGGACTATCCTGCATTCTTCGTGCAAATTTTCTATTGTAAAATTTAGTTACTTTTTCCTGTAGTTCTGGTGGGAGTTGTCTAAATTCATCTGAGCTTATATACTGTCTAAGATTTTGAATAGTTTGATTTGCAACGTCTGCATTTCTTCTTGGTATCTTAAATAATTCAGCTCCACTTAAACTTTTTAGTGGAGGGGTAATCATATTTTTAGAATTAAATCTAGCTAAAGATGTACTAAGTTTTGCATATTCTCTACCAGCTATTCTAGACTTTATAAAGTTAGGTATAAGACCTTTTGCAGATACTTTTGCGCCCTTAGGAACCATAACATTAAGGTTACCTAGATCCCTGATGGGCATATCAGGTTTCCTATTTAAAATTGGGGGCTCTTTTCTGCCCGCAGTTTTCAACCATTGATTTGCACCTTTTCTTAAAATTTGAGTTGGGCTTTGACTTGCTTTTGTTTTTACTTCTATTCTCTCGCCACTTGCTGTTCTAAGATCAAAGTATTCATTGCCTTGGCCAATCTTGGCTCCTGTTGTTCGAGCTGCTGAAACTTCACCTTCAATTCCAATAACATTATTTCTAATGCTATTTTTTTGCCCTTCATTTCGCTTTCTTGGATTTAATTGATAGTTTCTGATGGCGGTAGTAATTGACTGTAATGTGCTTTTGTCTGCCCCAGCATTCATACTATCCCTCATCCATTTGTTACCTACATGAATTGATGCAGGTTTTGTGTCTCTAAATGTTGGGTCATTTAATAATTGTGAAGTAATAGAATTTGCATCAGAATTAAATTTTTTAAAATCTTTGTTTTGATAAAAAGGTACTACTGTCGCCTTAAACATATCCATGTCATCAACTGGATGTTTCTTTTGCTCGCGCATCATACCGCCACCCATACTGGCATTAATTTCTTTAACAGTTTTTTGTATTGGTATGGGAGAACCTTTATCAATAGAGCCTTCTAAGTATCTTCTGCCTGAAGGTCCATCAAAAATATTTGAATAGTCAACGAAATTAGGAATAAAACCTTGTCCCGCATTAATTGTTTCAAAACGCGCGGATTGGCTTTTAAGCAATTCAATAAATCCATCTTGATTCTTAGGAGCTTTTAATGTTCCTTTTAATTGCCTCTCAGACCTTAGGTCTCCAGCCATTGGGCTTGCAATTCTTTTTTGCCGCCTATCTTCTATTGTTTTGTCACTTGCTGCAATGTAAGAAACTTTTCCTCCTGATTTATTAACAGATTGTATTATTTGCTGTAACTTTGGAGATAGTCCAGTTTTAGATAAGCCTGCTCCAGAAAGAATAGTGAAAACAGAAGCATCATCCAAATCATCTAAAGATTGTATAAAGTTACCTTTTTTGGCAGCACGGGTTGATTTACCTACTCCAGAGGGTCCTATCATTAAATCTTTTTTAGCTTGAGCATTTAAAATATTGTTTAAAATTTCAGTAGCCGCACTAGACCTTAATCTATCAGAATCAAAAACTTTGTTTGCAAAACTAGGAATGAATCCTCCAGCAAAACCATTTTTGAACATTGCAAGATCTTCAATTGCAACACTTGTGCTAGAAAGTGGATCTAGACCCATTGCTCTTAAATAATTTGCTACCTCTCGTTCTTCGCCTTCCTTGTAATCTTCTTTAGAGGCAAAAGGACTTCCGTCTGCTGATCTTTGCTTGTTTTCATGAATATACTGCATCAATTTTGATGGAGTCATGTCTCCACTAATTTTCATTCTAGGAATATTCTTTCCTGAAGATCTTTGTCTGTTTAGTAGTTTGTGACCTTCTACCAAAAGTCTTGGTATTCTTGGCCCAATAACAAAACCAGCTTTTAAGTCTGTATATGGTCTTCCTGCTTTTGCGGACTCTGTAATATCTTTATATATAGATCTTATTTGGGCTGGACCTTGACCTCTTTCTGGACTAATCCATGTAAGATCTAGTGCTCTTGGTTTTACGGAAGAGCTACCTTTTCTTGCTGGTAGCAAACCTTTAGCCGCTTGACCATAAATATTATCAGCCATTTCAGGTTTTGTATTGACTGTAGTTAAGTCTTGTATAGATATTACATCCATACCGGGCATGCCGGGATAAGCCCCCAATGCATCTTTAAAACCTTGCCTATCCATTTTATTAACACTGCTTCTTAACTCCTTCAAGCTGTCAAATCTAATTCTCTTTCCTTCTGGTCCATGTATTAGCCTGCCAGTAGTAATTAAGTTAGGTTGCATTCTGTATTGCAATTGAGGAAATGCATGAACCAAGTCTTCAAAGTTAGTTTTACTCCCTTGCTTGTAAGACTTTTGTTGCTTAAGTGAAGGAGATGTATACGCACCCCCTTCTTTCATAAATTGCCCACCCGCCTCACGTTTAAACATTTTAAATGCGTCACCTTTTTTATTGGATTGTAAGAAATCTATTTCCCTGTCTCCAATTTCATTGGTTGTATAGTTCATGTAGGAGCCAGTTTCAGTTTCTGCTATCTGTCTACCTCTTCTCCCAAAACCTCCATCTAGTCTTATGGCTGTATTTTTAAAAGCAAAATTAGGAATGTATCCAGAGGCAGTAAATGTTTCTAAGATTTTTTTTCTTTTCTCTTCAGGAGGCATACTACTATGTATTAAACCTTTTGATTCTAACAGTCTTTCGCTCTTTCTATAATTAGCAGTATTTAGTCCCGCTACTAAATTTTGAACATCAGGGTGATTATCATTAACATATTTTAAAAAATCGTAGTCAGAATAAGATCTTAAACTTTTATACAAAAGGTTTCCTAGGGAGTATCTTCCTTTTTTATTTTCTATCGGCCTCAAGCCTTCACCAATTAAGTCGGTATTAAAAGTATCATTACCATCTTTACCTCCTGTAGAAATATATTTTTTAAATTGCTCTGGCAAAACCTTTTTGCCATCTGGAGTAATTCCTAATCCTCCAGCAAGACCAGATTCTGATTTTAATTGTTTGATTGCTTTGGATTTACCATCACCAGCTGAATGTAATTGTTGCAACTTAGCTCTTTCACTTAACTCTCCGTCAGTTTCGTGTTTTTTTCTTTTAAGCATTGTGCTTTTGGCAGCTCCTTGAAAAAACATATCACGACCTATTCTATTTACTCCTTTTGATTTTAAGGTTTGAAGTAAATCATATAAGGGGGCATTATGACTACCCCTTGCTGAAGTAATTTCGTCAAGCCCAGCTTCTACATACATTGGTTTACCGCTTTTAATCGCAGCTTCAACCTGTTTATCTAAAGATCTATTTCTTAGTCCGCCAGAACCTACAGCCACACTTTGAAATGCTGGATTTAATTTAAGTAAATCACCTTCTCTTCTTGCAAAATTAGGAATAAAACCCTCCCCGTAGGCACTTGGATTATCTACTCCAAACCTACTTATTCTGATTTGATTTGGAGGTGTACCATAAAATATTTCACGAGAAGAACCTTTTCCTCCGACTCCGTAGCCAGTCATTTCTTTTTTATAAGACCGAAGTAAACCTTCTACGATTTCTTCTAAAGCTCCGGGTTTAGCTCCATCTAAATTATATTCTTTTCTTAACCTAGACTCAATATTTTTCCTGAGTTCTAAATCTGTTTTTTCTTTTTGTTTAAATTTTATATTTTTATTTGCAGGATCTGCTAAAGCCCTTCTAATCTTTACATCTCTAGGTGTTCTGTCAACAAAATTTGGAACAAACCCTTGTGCAGCATAAGGATCAAAGCCATGAACTTCATTGAAAGTTTTTTGATATTTTTTTCCAGCCCTACTTGATTCTGGTGGCATAATTGCTGGCTGTCTCATTCCTTTAAACTTTTTTATTTTTTCAGCTTGATTATAGGCAACTTCACCAACACCGGGAATGTCCATTACTTTTACTGCTCCAGCTGTATAGCCAGCCTTTGTTGCTTGAGACCTTTCAATTCTTTCTTGCTCAGAGGTAGCCTTTTTATTAAAATTAGGAATAAAGCCTTTGGCTGCTCCCGTTGTAGGCATAGTCAAATCTGTATTAACACCGGCCCTAGCTAGCGCTGGGGCTAATTTTGATGCAATTTGCATTTGAGCTTCCATTTGTTTAGTTTGAGCTTCTATTACCCCAAGTATTATTTGTTCTTGTTTAAGTTTATCTCCTGCAGCTTTATTTAATTCATCTGCTAAAATTCTATTTTGAGACATTGCCTCAACTATACCTTCTTGAATTTTCTTTTCTCTATCTTTTTGTGTTACAATACCTAAAACATCTTTCAGGGATTGTTTGGCAAATTTTAATGCATTAAAAAATAATTTAGCAAATACACCAATAGCTAAGACCATACCCGGACCAGTAATTACATTACCAATACCCTTGACTATTCCTTTAGCAAAATCAGAACCAATTCCCTGAGAATCATCTGATAATAAATTGTTTAAAGAATCTCCTATAGAATTAATTTTTTCTAATAAAGATTCAATTCCCGGAGCTAATGCTAACTCACCAAGATTTGCGGCTAGTTCTTGTAGGGTTAGGCTTGTTTGAGCTGCTAAAGAAGATAAAGTTCTGTTCAGCATTGCATTTTTTTGAGCAGCTTGATCGGTTGCAGAAGAAGAAACTTTTAATGCTTGGGCATTTAATGAATTTGCATTAGCTAAGTCTTTCATTGCGGCTTTTAAAATATTGATCTGGAAAACACCACCAACTTGTTCTGCTACAGCTGCTTTTGTTGAATCCCCAAGAGTATCATATGTTTTTGCTAAGCCCGTCAAAACTTGCATTGCAGGCAAAGTCTCGCCTTGAACATTTCTAACAGCGACACCTAATTCTTCTAGTCTATCTAAAGTAGAACTTCTTTGAAGTCTAGTAAAAATTGTCTTAAAACTATTTCCTATTACAGCACCTCCTCTTGCAGTAATTTGTTGAGCAGAAGTAACTGAAGCTATTAATTGATCCATACTTAAGCCAGCCTCTTGAGCCACGGCTCCAGCTCTAGATAAAGCATTAACAAGATCATCGGCACTAACTGCAAACTTTACATCTACTGCAGCCAATTTATTAATAACGTCTGTAGTGCTAACGCCAGCATCGGCATAACTGTTCACTGCTGCGGTTAAACCTTTTACAGAATCGGCTGCTTTCATACCAGTTAGTCGAGTTAATATGAGAGCATCGTTTGTTCTTTTTAAGGTTTCTTCCATACTTAAACCTTGTCTAGAAAATTCTAATGCTGCTTCAGCAGCAGTATCTAAAGTCTGTGCTGTATTTCTTGCTACATCAAATAACTGGTTTCCAAATTTCTCTAAATTTGCAGCTGATGTACCTAGAACTACATTTATATCTGTTAAAACTTTTTCTACTTTTACTGCCTGCACAACCATTTGTTCGAAAGCTTTACCAACTGAACCTATGATTGCTGCTGATGCACCAAATGCTATAACACGAGCATTTGAGGCTTCTATAGATTTTTGAAATTCATTCGCCTTATCAGTGATTCTGCCAAGAGGTTGAGTAAAATTGCTAGCATTAAGTTTAACTGGCAATCCCCTCCTGTTAATCCTGTTGACGATAGCATTAAGCTGCTCCTCAAATCCGACTGGTCTTGTAGTAATATCTAGTGGCATACCTTATTCCTTTAAGGTAATATACACTTAATCACTCTGTTCTGTGACCACTTAATTTCATCAGATCTTCCATGCTTAAACTACCACCTTTGTCTTCTGCTGCTTTTTGTAATGATATACCCGGAGAATCACTTGGTTTTTCAAGCCCAGCATATTCATAATCTTCATCAGTTGCATTCATAATTGTAGATGCATCTGCATCGCCGCTGTATTTTGACCTCATTTTTTCTCTGGCTTCATCAGAGATATTTCCATAGTCCATTAAGGCGGATGGATTTTTTCTTATTTTTTCAGGAATATTATCATACTTCTCAAATATATTTTTAAATATTTTAGTATAAACAATTAATTTTAATTGATTATAAGTTAGCTCAACTACAGGTCTACCAAAAAAACCGACAGTGTCATCACTAAAAGGAAAATAAATATAATAAAATTCTTGTAAAATCATTTCTTGAATTTTTGCTTCATCAAACATTTCAAAAATTGAATTATAAGTATCTATATATTCTTTTAGTTCTTCTGAGTATAGTTCTGAAAAATCTTTATCTTTTAAGAAGTACAAATCATTAAGCTCTTTATCTGAATAAAAACTTCTAATTATATAATAGTCGTTTGCTCTTTTTGTAGCATAAGATTCAGCCGTACTTGTTAACAAGCTTTGCTTCTGAACTTCTAATTCTTTTATTTTGTCTTCATTATCTTGAAGGGCTTTATTTTGAGCATCTATTTGACTCTTTAAAACTAGCTCTTGTTTGTTTTTAACTATTTGCTTAGAAAATTCCCTTAGTCGTGAAAGCTCTTTGTCTTTTTCTTCAGTCCAAATACCATCTTTATAAACTCTTTTAAGGGTTTCTTCTTCTGGCTCAACTCCTCTAGCAATAGCTTTCTCTAAATGCTCTGTATATACATCATCAAGATCAACTTGATCTTGGGCAGACAAATGTTTTAAGTATAATTTTTTATTTAAAACTGTACACTCGGAGTACCCCCGAATTATATCTCTAAATATTTTTCTATATTCAGATGCCTGCTTCCTTTCATCCACATTTAAAGAGTTCCTTCATTAATGTCTTTCTCTAAAGCCTCAAAATCTTCAGTAGATGAATTGACACTAAAATACCAAAAACTAACAAAAGCCATAAGTTTATCGTATATAATTTCTAATAAATCATCCTCTTCCTCTTCCATTGCATAAAAAGATTCTTTTTTGTCTTGAACTTCTGTACCTTCAAAAAATGGAATTAATTGACCCTTATCTTCTGTGTAAGTCAGGCTCAAGATGTACCAAAGGATTACTTTATTTTGAGCTCTAACATCTGCAGTATGATTTAATAGCGCTGAATAGTTTGTTTCAATACTAGCAATAGTTCTCCTAAGGGTTGCAATATCTTCAAAAACTTGCTTTTGCTCTGAGCTAAATTTATTTGGATCTGATGTTTTTAGTTTATAATTTGTAAATTTAGTTTGAAGTTCAGCTAACTCTCCATACATTTTAGCCAGCTCTTTAGCTTCTTCTTCACTCATTATCCCGCCATTGTCAGTATATTTATTTAACAGCATGGCTTTTGTTAAAATACCGTCCTTTACGCATTTACTCATTTCAATGCTGTATTCCATGTCAGCTTCTTCCATCTGCCTTCTGGTTGGCTGTTTTAAAACAAAAGTGTGTTCAATCTTTTCTACCTCATTTCTTTTTTCTTTAACGATTTGTTTTTCTTTTACTTTTCGTTTTTCTTTTGTCTTGTACTTTTCGTCTTCGCCAGTTTCTTTATTTTTGCGAGTTTTTTCAACCTCAACTTCTTTTTCGACTTCAACATCCTTTTCGACGTCAACTTCTTTTTCAACTTCAGTTTCCTGAAAAACTTTAAAACGATAGATTTCTTTGTTTGTTTTTGTATACATACCTTTTACCTTATTTAAATATTATAATACTAGAATTTAAAATTTATAGTAAATTTTTCTAAATCAGAATTTGTTTCCCTGATAGATTCATTTCCTATATCAAGAATTTTTTTTCTATAGTATTGCAGTTTATCTTTATCAAAATAATCTGCCTGAGAAATAACATCCTCGTGACTTGGAATGTTTTCTTTTAATTTTTTAAAATGGATTTGATGCTCAGTATACAAATCCTCAAGAAGAACTAAAAACCCTTTAAATAGAGATTTAGTGCTCTTATTTTGCCTTTCTGTGAGAAACTCTTTTGCTTCCATAAACCTTATACCTATTTTAGTTTACACATATTATGCTCTTTAGGTGTAAAAAAAAGTATGAGTCTTATAGATGATGCGAATAAAGCTGATATGGAGAAAGTTATGATGTCTATTCATAATACTTTCGCTAGAGATATCAAATTTATACAAGATGCCAAAAGAATTATTCTTAGTACCGATCCTAATTATAATTATTTATACAAAAGTGTTAGAGGTTCTGTGTCTACAGTTAAAAGGCAAATAACAGAAAAAGTATTTAAAGCAAGAATATTATATGTAGGCAGGCAAGAAGAGGGGCTTTTTGATAGTGAAGCCAATGCACAAATAAAAGTAGAAAAAAATATTGGAGAAGTAAGAATAAAAGTTGATGGAACTGGATATAAATATTTAAAAGACTCAAAAAGAGTGGAGCTGGACGGGAGAATGTTTACGGTTTCTTCTGATGAAAGACCTCACGGCTTGTTTGCCCCACAGTTCTATACATTTTATTTAAAACCAATTAATAGTTAATTATGGCATTTGCAAGAAATTCAGCAAGAGATATATCTAAGGAAGTTGATTTTAGAAAATCAATTGAATACTTAAAAGAAGTAAAACAAATTATAAGGTCAGAATTTAATGCAGCTAAAACTAAATTAATTCATGAATTTGAGATGCATCCAGTTACCAGAGAGATTGATGGTGGTACTGGAGCTTCAAACATATCAGGCACTTTAGGGGGTAGAGCAAATTTATTTTCTTTTATAGGATTTAAATATGGAGATAAGCCTTTAAGCCCAATAAAAGAACTTTTAGAAAAAATTGAAATAACATCAATACTTACAAGAAGGGATGGGTTTGCAAGCACACATGTTTTATATCCAAGTGCGCAGGATATTTTTAGAGTAACTCCCCTGCCTTGGGCTGACGGCAGAAGTTGGGCTGAAGGTATTGAAAAAGGCATATCTAATTTTGGTCAGTACTTAGATCTTAAGACAGATGCAAGTAGATCAGGAAGAGGTATTCAAAATGATAGCAGAGAATCAGGATTAAGTTTCTCTCCAATGCCATATATAAGTAATTTAATAGAAGATTTTGAAAAATTTATATCTGCTATAAATAAACAAAGAATAGTATAATGAAACCACAGTTTCAGCATCAAGTAGTTACCAGCTTTGCATTATTTTTAGAAAATGTAGTAATGTTTAAAGGTGCTGCTTTTCAAAATAAGGATGATGCTAATTTTTATTATACTCCAGATGATAGGCTTGATCCAAACTACATGGCTTTTTCTTCATCACATAAACAATGGGTAACTGATGATCATATAAAAAGAGAGCATGGAGCGAATATTATTGATGGCATAACTTTAGATGGTTTTTATTTAAAACGTGGAGCACAAAGTGTTCAGTATGATTTTGACAATGGAAGAGTTTTAGTTCCTAAAGCAATTGCATCACCTAGCTCAGTAATACAAGGGTCATATGCAGTAAAAGATTTCAACATGTATATTACTGACCAAACAGAAGAAGAACTTCTTCTTGAGAGTCAGTTCGATAATAATAGTCGATTCGATCAAATTGGGCAAGGAATAAAACCTTATGATCAAGTCGTGCCTGCAATATTCATGTCTTATGAGGGAAGTAAAAATGTACCTTTTGCATTTGGGGGACAAGATACAACTATTAGTAATATTAGGTGTGTGGTTTTTGCAGAAGATTCATATCAATTAGATGGATTATTTTCAATTATCAATGATTTAAAATATTCAAATTTTGCAAATGTAGGATTTAATGAACACCCTTTAGATGAATTTGGTAATTTAAAAAATGGAAATTATGATTACAAAGATTTAAGTGATAGATATTTTGATTATAGTAATTTCGCATATCTTAATGATATAAAAGTTTCTAAACTTAATGATAGGGTAGCTAAAAAAGCTCACCCCGGATTGTATATGGGATTTATAGATGCAGAAATATATGCACACAGATTCCCAAGGCAGCCTTTGGTCGAGCCGGTTGCATCAAGAGGCCCGAAAATTGGATATGTTCCTCTTGCTCCATACAAATTAACTTTAGAAGTCACACAAAAACCTTTAGCTCCTTACAATATAGAGCTAGATAAAAGGTTACCATATAATCCTTACGGTTTATTCTTGTCTACGACTCGACATCTCAGGCTTCAGGCTGGTAATGTTGCAAATGTAGTTATGCAGCCATCAACAGAATTATTAATTAAATTAGATGGCTCTCCCGGTCAAATAGCATTTCTAGACATACAGGGTGAAAGCATACAGGTTGGTAATAGTGCTTCCAATAAATTAGTGTTTGATGGTTTTACTTTTTCATCAATAGGGCAGACGATACAAAAAACAATTGCAGGTATATCTTTTGATATAACTTGGGAAGGTTATGGAAGTCAAATAATAAAATTAAAAAGAGCAGAGAGTGGAACTGGAAGCTTTGATAGTCAAATAGATGTGGCAATTTATGTTCCATGTTAAATATTTAGTGTATTAATAAATAAGATGACTTACCATTCTTCGTCCAGTTCCAGCTCTTACTCTTCAAAAGTTTTCTATAGTTTCTTGCACAGAAATGAAGAGCCTTATGTAGCTACCGGATATGTTGTTTATAGACAACAGGTTAGTGGATCAACTTCTGGAGACTACGAACATGTTGCAACATTAGCTCCAACGGGATTAGGTAACCCAATTACAATTACAGGATTCGATGTAATTACAAAATGTGGTTATTCTTACAATTATAAATGTGCCGCAGTTAATGCTCAAGGAGAATCTTTGGGAATTAATCCAGTATTTTCCGGAGTTTCAATGCCTTGTCCGACTCCTACAAGAACAAGAACTCCGACACCAACAAAAACACCCACATTAACTCCAACAATATCAGTAACTCCTACTGCTACTCCAACTGTAACTACAACTCCAACTATAAGTGTTACGCCTACGGTTACCTCAACTCCAACTTCAAATGCTGCAACCCCAACTCCTACTATTTCGGTTTCGCCTTCTGTATCTACTTCTGTACCAGTAACTCCAAGTAACACTCCAACAGTTTCAATAACTCCAAGTAATACTCCAACAGTTTCAACAACTCCAAGTAATACTCCAACAATTTCAATAACTCCAAGTAACACTCCAACAATTTCAATAACTCCAAGTAACACTCCAACAATTTCAGTTTCTGCAAGCGTTACTCCAACAATTTCAGCTTCTTCATCTGTTGCAGCTACTCCAAGCGCCACCCCTTCAGTTTCGGTATCTTCTTCGGTTCTCGTCACACCTAGTCCGACTCCAAGTGTTACCCCAACTAATGCTCTTGGGGGATGCTTTGGTGGAGCTACAACTGGTATATCCATAGTAAGTGTTTCTAATGAGTATCAATTTAGTCAAGCTGGAAAAACTGCTCAAATAGAACCCTGCATGGCTTTGGCTAGAGGAACTACATACGGTCTTACAATAAATGCAGGAAGTCATCCATTTTACATTAAGTCTGCAAATACTGCAGGAACAGCAAATCAATACAATAATGGAGTAACTAATAATGGAGAAACTAACGGAACCATCTTATTTAATGTTCCGTGTGATGCTCCAAATATGCTATTTTACCAGTGCAGCGTTCATAGTGCAATGAGTGGAGTAATTAATATATATGGTAATTGCCCATCTCCAACCCCAACTCCAACACCTTCGGTTTCGGTATCTTCTTCTGTTCCAGCTACTCCAAGTGCTACCCCTTCGGTTTCAGTATCTTCTTCCGTTCCAGCAGCAACAGTAACACCTTCGGTTTCGGTATCTTCTTCTGTTCCAGCTACTCCAAGTGCTACCCCTTCGGTTTCAGTATCTTCTTCCGTTCCAGCAGCAACAGTAACACCTTCGGCTTCGGTATCTTCTTCTGTTCCAGCTACTCCAAGTGCTACCCCTTCAGTTTCAGTATCTTCTTCCGTTCCAGCAACTCCAAGCAATACTCCAACTGCAACCCCAACAATTTCGGTTTCCAATACTCCACCAGCAAGCCCAACAGCTACTCCAACAATTTCGGTTACTCCAAGTATTTCCAACTCAGTTACTCCAACAATTTCAGTAACTCCAACAATTTCGGTTACTCCAAGTGTTTCAAACTCAGTAACTCCAACAATTTCGGTATCCAATACTCCACCAGCAAGCCCAACAGCTACTCCAACAATTTCGGTTACTCCAAGTATTTCCAACTCAGTTACTCCAACGATTTCAGTAACCCCAAGTATTTCTCCATCTAATACTCCACCAAGCAGTCCAACGGCAACACCAACTATTTCAGTAACTCCAAGTATTTCAAATTCAGTTACTCCAACAATTTCGGTTACTCCAACAATTTCCAACTCAGTTACTCCAACGATTTCAGTAACTCCAAGTGTTTCTCCATCTAATACTCCGCCAAGTACCCCGACTACAACACCAACTATTTCAGTAACTCCAAGTTCAACAATTTCGGTTACTCCAAGTATTTCCGTATCCAATACTCCACCGAACAGCCCAACAGCAACGCCAACTATTTCAGTAACTCCAAGTTCAACAATTTCGGTTACTCCAAGTATTTCCGTATCCAATACTCCACCGAACAG